GGGACAAGTGCGCCTGAAAGTTGAGAATCGGTTTCATCTGGAAAGCATCGCCCAACGGGTCGCATTGCATAACAAAAGATGAAACGGGATTCAAAATAAAACTTGACAGAACACGAAAGCCTGATAGACTTGGAATCAAGCAAAACGGATTTGAAAACAAGCGCAAGATTGGCTTGACAACACAATCTGATTTGCTAGACTTAGCAACACGCTCTTTAACAAATCGGATGGCAAAGCATTAGGCCCAACGGGAAAGGATTGTCGCATCTTTAGAACGGGTGCCACACTCTCCCTCGCAGATAGGGTGCGTGCGCTGGAAGTGTATCTTAACGGGATGACCAGTATTACTGCGACCGTGCGAAGTATGCTGATACTTTTTGGTGCAGGCGACCACCGCCCAAGGGATTAATGTGTCAAGTGAAAGCATCGGCAAATGTGCTTTCTGCCAGCACGTAAACATCGTGCGGGTGCCGGATTTTCAGGCTAATAGTTGTTCGTCTATGTGCGAACACGGTACTGAATAGTTTGCCCGAGAAACATGCTTAGATTGGTAGCAGTACTATCTTATGTATTCGTGTGGCGCGAATTAAAATAAGCAAGCCGGTACTTTTGGATGTTTTATACCAGAAACGAAAACATCCAACCGATCGACGCATGGGCCTTCTCGGATGATTGCATCATGACCATAATTGGTTTCCATAATATTCACTCCCTCGGAGAAAGTGAGTATGCCGGTGGTGCAATTGTCGGGTCAGTGAACCGCGTTACTCATTAGATAATGGGCAAATGCGGCGCGGTTCACGAAGTATGGCCACGCTTTGCCCGATTAGGATGAAGTTTGCCCAAGGATGGGCGCTTACAGGCAGACAATTATCGACGTGCCGTTGCGTCTGCCGCTGTAACCTGCAATGCGGTACCCCTCGGGGATTGTAGGTGAATTTGAAACGGATTCGGTGGGATTGGCGCTCCCTTTGCGACTCAGTAGCCACAAAACGGAAATGAAGCGGTAACGGGCTGGGCTTTCCATTCTTTGGAAAGTCTAGCTCGCCGTTACGGCTTTACGTAACATTCCTAAGCAATTCAAAGGGGTAATGACATGAAAAATCGTCGCTATGGCGTCACGCATTTCCAATTGTATTGGTCCGACGTGAATACTTCGTTCATCTTTCGTCGAGTTGATGCGGGGACAACAAACGAACATACAATTCTTTCTGGATACTCCGAGAAAGATGCCATTAAGTATTTTAACGACAAAGTATCGTTTTACTGCGAAGTTGTAGGCATCGAAGAATCTGATATGCGGTGTGGTTAATCCCTATCAATTCAAAGGAGAATCGTTATGTTCAAGATGTTTATGGAAGAACAAGATTTGCTGAATCGCCGCCCGACTAAAGGCGAGTTGGCAAGGGAATTGTATCCCGAAAACGAGTATTCGGTCGATTTTGCGCTGCCACAAACTTGGTTAGACATGCTGCATGAACGCGGTATGGACTTGCAGTGTGAAGGAACCAATCTTGTTGGTCACTTCGTCACTGTATATCCCAAAGACGGCAAACCGGCATTCATTGCGCCGCTGACATTCACTGGTATTCGTATCCTGTCGCTACTGGCAATGACGGTTAAATGAACTTTACTCATGCCCATTCTAATGAGTGGGCATTGTTGAAGTGTCAGTCCATCCATGTAGTTCAAAGGGGTAACATCATGTCTGAGTATCAAGTTCCGCGTAAACTCGAATGTGTCCATGTCGATACGTGCCTGTCATCCTTTTGGTCAGGGCATCATCTGCCGCATATTCAAATACCCGTATACCGGGGCATGACAGTCAAAGCGCTCAAGGAAGAATTGCATTCTGAATTGGATCAGGGTGCGGTTGCCGGGTCGAATCCCATCGTCCAAGACGATTCCGGTGAAGCGGGCGACCGGTGGTATAAGAAAGCCCATGCGGCCGTCAATCGTATCAGGCCCGCTGTCAAAGGAACACGTCGCCTTTTCCTTGACTTGGAAGAAAGTGACGAAGACTATTATGAAAGTGTATACGCTTTCTTTGTGTTCATTGAAGAGTGAGAGTAGTTGATATGTACTTTATCCAATTCTATACTCGTTCTGTTCCGAATGAATGGAATGGTTACAAACGTAATCTTATTGAAGCATGTGGCGACCGGGCTGTATGTATCATCGACGGTCGTGAGTCTCAGACAAGCCAAGAAATACTGGCAGTCGAAGAGTGTAAGAAACGTAACTATTCTGGATACTCAATTCATCGTGGTGAGTCGTTCACTCGCAATCAAACAATTGTTCCTGTAACATTGGTGGCGTGATATGCGTAAAGTGTGGTTGTATGGCCGAGAACTGATTCCCGGACTTATCATTTTCGGGCTGTTCTATATGGCTTTCATTCAGGCAACAAACTAAGTGAACTTTACTCATGCCCATTCTAATGAGTGGGCATTGTTGGTTTGACCTATAACGCAATTCAAAGGGGTAACATCATGACTACGCCGATTCTTATTTCTGGTATGCAAATTGAAACCGCTAAAGGTATCCTGACGGTCGAATCCGTCAGCGGTCGCGGCGATGCCATCTTGGTAAGCGATGACGAATTTAAGTCTCGCCATCATTACAAGGCGAGTGTCATTGAATCTGCTTTCAACACTGGCAAGTTCAAAGTCAAGGATGGTTCAAAGCCTACCATACACGTCGAGGCACGCCGTTGGTTTCAAAAGTCATACGGGAACACGTATCATAGTGTGTTTGTGTTCTTGAATGGTGACATTCAAAATGGGAAGTATGTCGGGTCGTCATATGGCGGCGGTGACCAATGGGAAGAAACCGCCGCCGAATTGATTACGGCTGCCGGTTGGGTTCCTGCTAGGTATCGCCACGACAATGGCGCATACGAACCGTTTGGCAAGTGGCTCGAACGTCATGGCGTCATTTTGACCGAAGCGGTTATTGATGTTCAACGCAAACGCGATCTTTGATCTTTACTCATGCCCATTCTATGAGTGGGCATGGTTGTTTCGTGTCTCTCGGGTACCAACTAAAATCCGTTTCCTACTGCAATGGGATATGTAAGATGCGCTTGCTTTGGATTGTGGGCCGGGAATTGATTCCCGGCCTTTTGATTTTCGGGATGTTCTACCTTGCTTTTATCAAAGCAACATCAATGTGACATAATCTGTTTAAAGGGGGAAATATCATGCGCAAAGTTGAACGCCAGATGATCGACGCTATTCGTGAACGTAAAGACTTCAAATCAGGCAATACGGAAGTACGCCATTCGAAGTCAGGAAAGTATTTCAAGGTGTTTCTGCACGGACACATGATTGCAAATGGTATGGATTGTGGTCTGGTAACGTACCTGACTGACGCCGGTTATCAAACTCGGACGACCAAATCGCGGTTGAATGCTATGATTGACAATCTTCCTATGGGGATTGGTAGTATATACCAACGCGATTGGAAATGGTATTATACGCATGGTGGTCAGGAAGTGAAATGGAATGGAAGCCATGTTGCATCCATGCTACCTGACGCATCCTCGATGGACCTAGACATGGCGTGATCTTTACTCATGCCGATTCTATATGAGTCGGCATGGTTGAAGTGTCATCCACCAAAACGTAGTTCAAAGGGGAATCGAAATGTACTTTATCCAATTCTATACCCGCGCCGTGCCGACTATCCACAACGGATACAGTGAGCGCCTGATTGAAGCGTGCGGCGACCGGGCGGTTATCATCGTTGATGGTCGAGAATCGTCCGAGTCTCACCAGCGTATCGCGTATGACGAGTGTAAGAAACGTGGGTTTAGTGCTTACTCAGTCAAACGTGGTAGGACATTTGATGATGCTAGTCAAATCGTTCCGGTCACACTCGTCGTCTAATAGTCTATACTGTCCAAGGGAACTCAAAGGGAACATCATGGCTATGCAAACTTTCGTCGTCATCGCTCACGATACTGTCAACGATTGCATCATGGTAAAGGAAGTCGAAGGCCCAAATGAAGCCTTCGTGCGCTTCGTGTTCGGTGACCAGTATCCGCCAAGTTGTGCCGACATTGTATCAATCATGTCGAGCGACCAATGTGAAAGGGAGTTTCACTAATGCGTTACTATCAAGCTAAAAAGTCGCTGGGGTCTATCCCCAGCGGTGCGCTAATCACTGAACGGGAAGCGGCGCGAGACAAGCGCCGTCGCCGTCTCATCGAATCCGAGTGTGTTCTAGTTAGGATTCCGGCAAAAGAAACGCAATTCGTTTCTGGTGTCAGATACGCCAAGCCTTCCGCTGTTCCTGTTTCGATTGCATCCTGACGGTTGCAATCTGATTCTGTTTCCACTATCATTCATACCGTAGCCATTCAAAGGGGATTCTGTCATGCCTACTCTCGCTGACATTGCCGAAAAGAACCGTGACGCTGTTATCGCTGGCTATATCGAAGCCCTGTTGTGGTCAACAGGCGGCGAACCTGATTATAGTGAAGCGCCTGACGGGTATCGCGTTCGCTTGTTGCCTGACCGTTCACGGGGATGGGCATGGGAACTCGATGATTTGACAGAAGGCCACGGTGATTTTAAATCTGAAAAAGATGCCATCCGGGCAGCATGGGAACATTCTGGTGAAGAACCGCCTATGCTTGACGGATTAGAATGGTTCCAAGCGTCCGAGGAACTTATCAAAGCGTCTCGTGACGATGTTGATGACTTTCTTTCCAATAACATGGATGATGTTTTGGAGTATGTCGAACGCCGAGAATATGACCCGAGTGAAGGGACACCGTGGCATTATCTTGGGCATGACTTCGCCCTGACTCGAAACCGTCATGGTGCCGGTTTCTGGGACCTGGGACTAGGTGAGTTGGGCGACCGTCTGACGGAAGCCGCGAACGTCTACGGGTCAGTTGACGTGTATCTTGGTGACGATGACCAAGTATACGTGTGAAGTTTGTCAGGGGCATTCGTGTTAGAATGTCCCTCGCAAAACTCACCAACGAAGGAAGTTCGATTATGTCTGTTACCGTAGCAATGCCATTCCGTGAGTACCTTCGTCGTGTCGATGAAGCTAATGAATATGCCGACGAGAAGGTACGGGGTCACTTTAAAGACTTGTTTGAGTATGTTAAGAAAAACACGTTTGAAGAGTGTGAAAGGGCAATGCCAGAAAAGCTGTCTGCTTACTTCGATGCCTTGGATGAGTATTATCCGAATCGAAGGGCTAATGTCTTACTGATTAGAAAATTGCGGGAAGTTGTTGATTACGATGATGTTATCAACCTTGACATTGACGACTTGCCGCCATTTTGTGCTTAATACCAATCATTGAAGGAAGTTCAAAGATGCCTACTAAAGTCGAAGTGACACTTTTCAAGTTCAATGAATTGTCTGACGATGCAAAAGAGAATGCAATCGAGCGATTCAGGGATATAAACATCGATCATGAATGGTATGACTTCACGATAGAAGCCGCCAAGCAGATTGGCGAGACGTTGGGAATCGAGATAGAAAATGTTTACTTTTCGGGATTCTATAGTCAAGGCGATGGGGCTTGTTTCGAAGGAAGTTACACTTACAACAAGGATTGGAAAGCAAATCTGACCGATCATGTTGGTGGTGACGATTTACAAGCCCTGATTAAGATTGGTGAAGCCTTGGAAGCGGCTCAGAAAGATGCCCGGTATTCGCTCGAAGCGACAATGAAACACGATGGTCATCATTATTATTACAATTCAGGTTGTATGGATGTTCATATCGAAGCGGATTCTGACAAATGGATACCCGTTGAACATTTGATGGGCGAGGAAGCCGCGTTCAAACTCATGGAGGACGCGGTTGAAAACAATCACGATCATTTGAAAGATACTCTTCGTTCGTTTGCCGATTGGATTTATCGCAATCTGGAAAAGGAATACGAATATCTGACTAGCGACGAAGCGGTGATTGAATCCATTGAAGCGAATGAATATGACTTTGATGAAGACGGTGAACTATGGGGGCATTGTCATGGCATGTAACAAAAAGTTTCTCGATTCCGAACTTCCAATGGTGGAGTCATATCGGCGAATGACTGCTGATGAGTTTGACGCGGCATGGCTCAAGGAATTAGACTTCCTTGAGTATCTGAAAGGTACTAAGCGTCACCCTGACCGTATTAATAAACAGCTAAGGCGGATAGAGATTATCACGATGCTCGCCGCCGAGTAAAGGAGTCTGCTATGCGACTTGATGCTGCATTCCGTAGGCAAGGTACTGCTACCATCGCCGTGTTCCCCCATGTCGATTCCCCGCCCATGACATACCGGGCCTTTTCCTTGGAAAAGGGCTTCTTCGTGATCGGCTCAGGGGCAGCGAAGCGGTTGCGGGTTGCGAATCTGAAACAGTATCAGGACGTGGTAACAGAATTGGAATCGAAAGGGTATTGTCTAAACGCGATCAATCGGTTACCATTAGATTCGTGGTTAGACGTTTAACGATAGAATTAGAAAGGTGGTTTATGGATAAGGATTTGAAGGCGTTTGAGAGGAATGCGAAGCGGGTACTCGAAAATTTCAAGGAAGGGAAGCCGAAACACAAACGTCCCGAGCCTGTCGTGTCCCCGGTGAAAGGGTTGCGTGTTGATGTAGTGGTTAGGGAGTCGCCCAGCCTGCTCAAGCCGTATCAACTCTATACGCATACGTCAGATACCATCTTTCGGGAACAGGCGGAACGTGAAGCCAAGGCGGCGGCAGCGAAAGCGGGATGGCATGTTATCCACATTTGGGACGTGAAAGAAGTGACTCGCTAAGAGACTTAGAAGTGAATTGGGCGCGTACAATTAAATCGCGCCCAATCATTAACATCACTCATATCAAGGAGTTAGTGATGGAAAAGTATGACGACGAAGTGGTTAGCGGTCGAATTGGAAGGCCACTCAACGAACGAACGCAGGAAATTCGAAAAAAGGTTTTGATTTGTATCTTGACCGAACAGCATGACTTGTCTACTATTGACATTACGGAAAGCGCGGGTTTGAACGCGAAGTCAAGTAAAGACAAGGCAGACGTAGTACAGGCTTTGCGCTATTTCGAGAAACGGGGGCGAGTCCAACGCAGGACTTATCGAAGTAGCCATGGATGCCCCGGTCAACCGCCCCTTATGTGGGGGCCACCATCACGCAGGGGTAACGAACATGACCAACGTTAAGACTATTTCAACTGACCCGAAAGCCGTCATCGCCCGCGCTGAAGAAATCAAGCGTATCGGTGACCCGGAAGCCCGGCGCTTTCATGCGAAGCTGCTGCAAAAAGATTTGCGTCGCGCTCAAGCGTCAAATCAGGCAGTCATGCTCCGTGCGGTTAATGACGCCGAACAAATGGCTTTCAAGCTGGGCAAGGTAAGTGAAATGCTCGATAAGATTATCCAAACAGAATCTTGACACGTCTTCTAATCTGGAATATGATTGGTCACGTAAACAAAACGATTTGAAGGTGATTCCAATGGCACGCGAACTGAACCTGAAACTGTCCCTGACTCCGAAAGCTGCCCCGCACTTCAACTGGGCAGTCCAGCGTCACAACGAAGCGCTTGACAGCGGTGAACTCGAAGGGGGGACCGTACTTCCCTTCGCCGACGATAGCGCGACAGAAAAACAGGATTACGCGCCAAACTATGAGGTTCTGAGTACGGACCTTGGCAGTCTGGTACATTTCCTCGATACGGTGCTGAAAGAGGAATCAAAGCAGTCCGGTCAGAAATATCCGCCCGCTGCGGCCCCGCTGGTGCGTGAACTGAAAAAGCTGAAGCCCGCCAAGCCCAAGTTCCGCCGCCCGAAGGCTGCCCCGGTCGAACAACAGGAACAGAAAGCCCCGGAAACGGAAGAGGCTCCGGTGGTCGATCTGTCCGCACTCGATGATGTGGAAGTGGAATCCGAAGGCAAGGCCGACGAAGTTGAGCCTGTCTCGGAAGAAAAGACTGAATCCACTTCCGCGCCGGTCGAAGAGGAACCGACCATCGAGCCTGATACGAAGGAAGAGGCTAAGGATTGGGCAGAGTTTATGAGTCTGCTGGACGGGGTAGACGATGATAGTTCCCTGCCCGAGTTCATGCGCAACCCGGACAAGTACAAGCCGCTTCCCGAGGAAGAAAAGAAAGAGGAACCTGAAGTCGTAGAAACTCAGTCTGAACCGGAACCCGAGCCGGAAGGCATGAACCCGATTGCCAAGTACCCGACAGGCGTCATGGACTTGACCCAAGTCGAAAACGCTTGGGACATGGCTATCGACTGCGTAGACTATCCGTTCGATGTGGTGCCGCTGTACTTCCAAGAGAACGACGATTATCAGGAAGCGAAGGGCATTACCACCAGCGGGCGTGATACTCAGTTTTTCGGTGTGGTGACTGATCGTGACCGTATCGGTGAGAAGCAGGTCATTTCTACTGTAACCGGACTGTACGGGGTACTGCCCCCGAAAGCCGCTTACGAATCGCTCCGGCATGAACTCGAAGCGATGGAAATTCCGCACAAGCCGCAACGGGTTTACGTGTCGCAGGAAGGTGGACGACAGTCCCTGACCATTGACATCGAGGACCGGCTGGCTTCGAATTGCCGCGACAACATCAAGATGACTGTCCAGCTAATCACGTCTATCGACGGGACGAAAAAGCATCACCTTCGTCTGCTCGCCCATAATGTGGACACTGGCACGGAACTCATGGGGTTGACTTCGCAGAATTTCAATCTGACTGCGCGGCATACTCGTGGGGTGGTGGAAAGCCATATCGCGTTCGAAACGACCATCACCAATCTGATTAAAGAGTGGAATGAGTCGATTCAGCCGATGATTGCACTAATGCTGGATAGCAAGTTCGACCGCCAATTCGCGCTCAACATGCTCGAATCGGTGCTAGAGGAAGCGAACGTGCCGGAACAGCATCGCAAGAATGCGGCGGCGTATTACGATTCCAGCGTGAAGAGTAAGGAAACCGACCATAGCATGTACCGTGTGGTCGAAGGGATGAGTGAATACTTCGCGTCTTCACTCAAGGACAAGCCGGAACGTCTCAACGAGTTTCACGACATGATTGCCAAGCGGTCATGGAAAATGATCAAAACCACCATGGCGAAGTTGGCTAAAAGCAAAATGTGATGGATGTGCTTTGGGAGGGTTGACGTGACCCTCTCATCCTTGTAACCTACCCATGTAATCGAAACAAACCGTTATTCACTGCAAAGGAAACGATACAATGTCTGGCAACAAGCAAAACGTCGTCAACATCAAGCAAGCCGCTACCCTGATCGAAGCATCTTTCGGCGACGCCTTTACCGCTGGTTACGTCCCTGATCCGGTCTGTTTGCACGGTTCCCCCGGTCTGGGCAAAAGTGCCATCATCGGACAACTCGCCCAGCGTCTCGGCGAACGTCTCGGCAAGCCGGTCGAAGTCGTTGACATTCGACTGTCAGCCATGGAAGCCGCTGACGTTCAGGGCATTCCATATGTTGCGGATGCGGGCTATGAAATGAGCCACTATCGCAACGGTGAAGAAACCACTTATGATGCGAAAGAGATGTTCTTCTCTACTCCGTCATGGTGGCCGCAAGACCCGAACAAGTTTTACATCCTGTTTCTGGATGAAATCAAAAACGCACCGCCGCATGTTCAACACGCCGCCTATCGTCTGATTCTGGACCGCACTGTTCAGAATGGCACGAAGCTACCAGACACTTGCGCCATCGTCGCGGCGGGTAACCTGAAGTCTGACAAGACTGGTGCGCGGGAACTGCTTCCGGCTGCGGCTAACCGTTTCGGTATGCATCTGGAAATCGACCCGAAGCAAGCGGCTGAATCATTCCTGACGTATGCGGTAGAGCGTCGTTTCAATCCGTCTATCATTGGCTTCCTTAGCTGGTCGAAAAAGGACATCTACAACGCTCCGAATGACACGGAAGCGGCCTTCACCACACCGCGTTCATGGGAGTTCGTCAATCGTCATCTGAACAACACGGCGCTGACCGCTGATGACTCCCTGCTGACGGTTGCGGTTGCCGGTGCCATCGGTTCAGAAATCGCCACGAAGTTCATGGGATTCCGTCGCTTCTATGATGAACTTCCCGACTGGAGCGCCATTCGTAAGGGTACGCTGAAGTATCAAATGCCGGAAGGACGCGAGGAAGTCAAGTACGCGGTATCGACTTCCATGGCATTCGAGATTATGGATGCGCTGGGACGCCATGGGGAGAAAGAGAACGGCAAAGAGGTTGACATGACAACTGACATGGATAACCTTACTACAGTCCTCGAACAACTCCCCGACGAGATGAAAATCATCGTCATGAAGACAATCAAGCGAGATATCAAGCTGGTCACCAAGTTCCGCAAGTTCAAGGCTTTCCAAGGCCAAGTGACTAAGATTCTGTCCAAGCTGAAGGGCGTGAAGTAAGTTACACTCGGAAGGTGAAAGGGGAACTTCGGTTCCCCTTTTTTGTGTCTCAGACTTGTTTATAGGACGCACGGGAATGAAGTTAACACAATCTGAAATCGTCACTGCTAAATCTAATCGTAAACTGAAACGCGGAGAATTGGCTTTGCTCGCCCGGAAACACAATATCAAACCTGATACGGTTAGACGGAGACTCAAATCAGATTGGACGTTGGAAGAAGCGTTAACGGTTCCTGTTATGAGTCGTGAAGAAACAGGACATTATGGGCGTCAACGTCAGATTGAAAAAGAGAGTCTGACGAAGCATTAACAAAACCTTGTGTATCATCGCCATGTGTGCCATGATATACGGGTCAACCGAGCAAAGGAGCAACGAGAATGACCACACAGACTGATAAGAAAGAGGATGGCATCGGCGAGGTCATGCTGACCCGGATGCCGACTCTAATCAAAGACAAGGACATTCAGCCTGAATGGATGGAAACCTTTTCGGAAGCACGAGCGAGCATTGCGATTGCATCCCCGCTCATGGCGCATCTGATGTTTCAGTGTGTGTATTTCTGGTCGCCCGATCTGCCCACGGCTGGCGCGATGCCGGTCAATGGCAAAAACATGATCTTCATTAACCCGGTATTCTGGATGAATCGTTTGGAAAACAACGAACAGCGGGCGTTCGTGTTGCTCCATGAGATTCTTCATATCTTTCAGGAACACTCCGGGCGTCAGATGGAATCCGGTTACAATCCTGAATTGTGGAACATCGCCACGGATTACAACATCAATTTGTTCTGTTCAGGTACGTACAAGACTGAGAACGATGGTGTTTCGCATGATGAGCGATTTCGTCTTTATGTAGAACGGCCCGAGTTCGTTCTATATCAAGAACGCTTCGTGGGCATGTCATCTGATGAGATTTACCATCTGTTGCTTGAAGAGAACGATGGTGACGCGCAGAAAGCGTGCGAAGCCCACGGCGGCGGTCAGCGCCCTGATGACGGTGAAGGTCAAGCCGGGCAACAAGGAAAGGACAAGCCATCGAAGGGCCAAGGAAGCGCGGGTGGCGCTCCGGCTGGTCAGATGCCCATGGATAGCGTTTCGGGGCGTGAGCAAAGCGACGGTGAAAAGGGCATGAACCGTCAGGAAGCTGCGGCTGCTGTTGCGAACGCCAGTGCCACAAAAAGTATTGGTGAGCATGAAGGCGACATGGTGCGTTCTTTCCAAGACTTAGCGAAGCCCCGCGTTAACTGGAAAGATGAACTTAACGAAAACATCGTTGCCTCCACTAAGGAACGCCCGACCTACAATCGTCTGTCCCGTCGAACGGGTGAAGGTGGTGTGGTGTTCCCGAGTTTGACAGGGAGCAAGATTGAACTGGTGTGGGGTGTTGACACGTCAGGTTCGATGAGCGAACGTGAACTCAAGGAAGCCGCTGCCGAACTTAAGGGTATTCTCGATCAATTTGAGTCATGGACCGTGCATCTGGTGACATGTGATACCAGCTATCACGTTATCGGTATCTACAACTCCGAGGACGGTGACGACTTCAGTAACGTCAGTCTCGATTGGATTGGCGGGGGTGGAACGGACATGGCCCCGTTGGCTGAATATGCTGGCGAGAAACTGGATGATGGTGAGCCTATCAACGCACTCATCATTTTCACGGATGGCTATATCCCCCACCAATCACTGGAATCGGCGCTTCCGATGGAATGTCGAAACCTGCTGGTGATTACATCCGAGGGCGCTTCAGATATTGAACTGGAAGACTGCAAGACGATCTACATGCGCGATGTAGGGTAGCAACGCTGTTCGACGTTGCGTGCAACCATTGAGGGGCCAATTGGCCCCTCCTTTTTTATCGAGGTATGGGTATGTGGGTTCAATACATGAAGCGTCAAAACTTGAAGAAACACAAGCGTATGGAATCATGGGATAAACACATTCCTAAAGCATTCGCAGATGGTGTGGTGTGGATGACCGAACAGGGCGATGTTGCGGAAGATGGCGGCGAGCGTCATGGGTTGTTTGAACAACAATTCGAACACTTCAACGTACTTCTAGTGGATGACGGACGATTCACATGGCACCGTTGTTATAAAGGATAATGAGGACATCCCATGCCGTTTGACCCCGAACTATCTCTAACCATTTTCACGGATGCCAGTTACGATTCGAACACTAATGTATTCGGATGGGCATTCTGGATCAAATATGGTGCCAATGGAAACTTGATCCGCCGGTCTGGAAGTGGAATCACGACTGGATCAACACAATCAGAATACGAAGCCTTGGTGAAGGCGATTGATTGTGTGGTCAAGAAAAACCTTGCCTTCAATCGCTTTGTTACGATACAATGTGACTGTATGCCCGCGATGGCAAACCTCGATACGGCAATACTGATGGAGGTTGGTGCTAGGGCGGTGAACCTGAAGCATGTCAAGGGCCACCAGCGGGTTGTCTGCTCACGTAGCGCAGTGAATACGTGGTGTGACCGAACGGCTCGACACAATATGCGCAAGCGTCGTGACAAGACGCTCTCTCATGTCAGTTAAAAGGAGACAAGCAATGACTACCAAACTCAAGGCTGGTGATCGCGTTACCCTGTGCTACGACAACAAAATCATGCACCATGTCCGTGGGGTTGTGTTGTGGGTTGAAGGACGCGGGCGTGTTACGATCTCGTTTGAAGAATGGAATGGAAACCAATTCGCAATCGCCGAGTTCTATCCTGATTCAAAGAAGAATCGCCAGTGGCACTCCGGGGTGAGAACATGGTCTAACCGTTCAACTCAACACACTGCGGGGGTTAGCTATCGCGTGTACCGTGAAGAGGACTTCAAGCGCCTGTATGTCAACACGGGAATGGTCCCGCAAGAAATGACGTACCTTCGTCCCGATCTCATGACGTTCAAAGCCACAAACCGTAACAAGCGAAGCATGTACATCGTGGCAGCGTCCGAGGATGATGCTCGCAAGGCGGCAGTAGAGAAAGGATTCGTCAAAAGCGAATCAAACGTCAAACTCGAAGATGTCACGGACGAGATTGACCCGTGGGACGCAGAAACCGCTGTAGAAGCGGCGTGACCCCAAAGGGGACTCAATCTGGACGAGTCCCCTTTAACATAGGTTGAGATAGTGCTATACTGAGCCTGTCCAACAGCAAACCAAAGGATACCGACATGACTACCAAATCCATGGTTCTCGATGATGCAGTAGCGTCAGTGTTCAAGGCACTGGGCAATCCTTACCGACTGAAGATCGTTCGTTGGGTTCACCAGCACCACGAACTGTCCGTGACACAACTCACGGAGGCACTGAAGTTGTCTCAATCCAGTGTGTCCCAGCATCTTTCTGTTCTGAAGCTGTCTGGTGTGCTTTCCAGTCGAAAGGTGGGGCAAAGTGTGTTCTACATGATTTCTGATGAAGCGATTCCGCTCATGGTAGAACTGTGCGATTCAATGGTAGAACGAGGGGAGACGACCAGTGATGCAGCCTGAAGAGATTCAAAAGAATCGTGTGTATCGTGGGAAGAAGCCTTGTCAGGCAGGTGCCGGTTATGTAAATGACCGGCAAGTTATTTGGATTGGAAACAATCAAGTCCAATACGATTCACCTTCGATTGCAACAGGAAACAAATTCCGTTCGATGAGTCTGGATGACTTCGCAAGATGGGCACATAAAGATGTGACCGACGAACTCTACGCACTGGCGGATGACCATCGGGGGTGGGTCATTTGGGAGGACTACCTTCGCCGCAAGCGGGATTCGGTCGAAGGCCAATTCAATCTTTCTCAATATCAGGTATATGATGCCCGGTATGGAGATTGTGAGGTATTTCGCCCCCATGAGATGTGGGAATCACCGAAAGGCACCGTATATCGCGTTGTGTGCCTGTTTAAAGACGACAACGGTGACAGTAAGGCGTTGCTACGGAAGGGTTCTTTCGGCTCGTCTAAGCGCATGGTGCGCGATTTTGACGCGGTTATTGGTTGGGTTCGCATCCATAGCCCGGCTGAAAAACATTTCCTGAACAAATCTGACCCGAGCGTGGCAATCAGATGATAACTAGGTCAATAGGTTTTGTTCCTCGTCATATCATCGAGTCTATGGATGCGTTAACGGATACCCGAGTGATAAGCATTACTCATCCTAACGATCAGGCTAATCTATCTGGATGGGAGGATGTGGTTAGGTTTGAGTTCGATGACATTACAATCCAAACTTGTGGCTACGTGATGTTCGATTTGGACATGGCTATCAAGATGGTTGATTCTGTCATGAACACGGACAAGCAAATCCTAGTCCATTGTGATGCGGGCATGTCACGAAGTGCAGCGGTATGTCGTTTCTTTGTTGAACATAAGAAACTGACGTATCGGGATTATCCGGGCAATATCGGCACATGGAGCCTATACAATAAGCATGTGTATGCTACACTGAGGGCATCATGTGGGGATGACTTGGTATCATACTATAGTGCGCTTGAGCATGAACAACGGATGATGGAGAAATGGCGATAGGATGGTTAGGGTGGCTTTCCGTTTCGATGATAGTTACTTTCTTCATTATTGGGGCCGCAGTCCTTATCGACTTAATGAAGGACAAGTGACATAATGTAAAAGCAGTTGCCGATAAATACATCTTATAAGAATGTATTTGAGGGCAACTGCTATGTCATTAGAATCTGGATACGAAGAAAGGAGAATTAGTGAAAGGGTAGCGTCCCTTGAAGCAGCCAATGAGTTTAATAAGGAATCCTTGCAAGAGATTTCTAATACTCTCAAGGAAGTGGTGAAGACGCAGACGTTGCTTGCCAATCAGCGAGACGAACTGTTGAAGATTTCTGATTCTGTTTCTCAGATTGCGGAAATGCTACATCGCCATGATAAGGAACTGTCGAACATCAAGTATCGACTGGCTGAGACAGAAAAGGAATTGGGACGCATTAAAGATGAGTTGAAAGCAACACAACAAGAAGCAAGCAATAACGCGAAGACGCTAAAGATTGCCATCGGGGGGTTGACTTCCGTTGTGATCCCTACTGCGTTCATGATAATCAAAGGTCTGATGGGTTGGTAATGGAACCTCTTTTTGAATTGTACTATTGTTGTCCTGAATGTCAATCCGAATGGATTGAAATGGACGAGGAAGTGGTAGATGATGAGTGTCCCGAGTGTGGGCGTTGTAAAGTGAAAGCGAAGTTGGTTAAGGAAGTGGCATGAAGCATGACAGTAAGCGTGGCAAGGTAAAGGATAATGCCTTGAAAGCGTTGGTAACGTCTCCGACCTATCGGCCAAAAGTCGAAAGGGATAAGACGAAGTACAAACGCAAACAGAAGCATAAAAAGCCCGCTAACACGCGGGCTTTTTAGTGGATATGGCTGCCGTCTAATACCTAAGTATTAGCATGAGATGACTAATCTTTAGGCATTAGGGCTTTGATATCCGGTAATGGTCTGTTAAGATGGGTTGTGGACGCGCAGAGAGTCAGGTATGAAAGCCCCATACTGGCCACAAGGACGGAAGAAAAAGAAGCTGGATAGCTACGGTGCGCAAAGCAGGGGCGTACTATAAAGAATGATTGGACATGCACGATATATTCGTTAATCGAATTTCTGATGTGATCTCACTGGCTATTGTCGCAGATGATCCAACAGAATATAATCGGGACAATGGCAAACTTTTACAATCTGTTTTGAAAGAGGACTATAACAGAATAGGTCATTTGACCGCTATTTCCATGACCGGCCTTTTCGTCGTTCGTGTGTTTGACGAAGCCGGTGCAGAATTGGCAGCAACGTCGTTCATCGTTGACGACGGTTCATCGGATGTCAACAAAGCCCTAATGGCAGTGCGCACCAGTTGCCCATGTACGGCTGAAGTGCCTGCATTTGTCACTGACTGCGACTATGACAATGACACGCGGCACATGCTCAAGAAGCTGTCAGGAAGCACCGACACGGCGTTGGGAATGGTTTGTGTGTGACCAGTGAAGGTAGTATATTGAAGGCCCATGGCGGGCCTTCTTTGCGTTTAAAAGGGGCACTTTATGACACGCGATGAACTGCGCGACCATGTGGTTGATATGGTCGAGGCTACTATGGAAAAACGTGATGTAACGTGGTTGAAGCGATTGCGCAACGTAGATGGAATCGCTAGGGCGGAATCCAATAGGTTTGCCCTCATTACATTAAGCCCCAACGTGCCGTTTTGGATTTTTCATTTGCGTTCGGCATCATTCGATGAGTTGAAACGGAATGAAAAGTTGGTGATAGAAACAATTCGTGAAACAGCTAATCACTATTACAATCTTATCGGGGAGTTGTGAAATGGAAACTGAATACCTGTTCACCACCATCGAGCGTATGACCGAGACTGGCGACGACGAATTTCATCTCGACATGTTCATGGCGTTGCCCATGCCGAAGCACAAGGCCGGGGAAGTGCTCAATGCCATGATGCTCGTCGGTGATCTGTCACGCGAGGACGCATTGGCAAAAGTTGATGAATTGGACCCGTCCGCCAAGGAAACTATCGACCATCTAACTGCGTTTATGGGGTCCGCTAGGTCACGCATGATGAATGACCCCACCGTTCATGGTGTTTATTCGATGGTTGTGGAAGAAGGGCTTGACCTTGAACGCGGTGATCTGTATTCTATGTTGAGCGGGATGACACGCAAACACCGCATGACATTCCTGCTCAATCACAAGGTCAAATAAAGGAATCCGTATGATCCAACACAATCCGGTAGTTCAAGACTTCAACGCAACCAACTATGATGGTGGTTTCCCGCTGGCGGCTAAGTTCGCCAAGTTCATGACGGTGAAGGTCGATGAACAGAAGCAACGGGTGGAGGTTCATCTACGCGGCAATTTCAGTAGCCCGCAAGAGAATACAAATGAACTGGTAGAACTGTATCAATTGGCTGAGAAGTACACCAGTGCCATCTTCTATATCAATTCCAGTGGCGGTCGGGTAGATATGCTGCTCGAACTGGCAAGCATCATGAAGATGTTCAAGCACACCATCACCGTCGCCTGTAGCCAAGTGGCGTCAGCCGGGTTCATGCTGTGGGCGGTTGGTGAAGTGCGTGTGACGCAGCCGCATACTGAGTTCATGGGTCATCGTGAGTTCTACGGCTATGGTGGTAAGACTGACCAGCACAACGATCTGCTCGTTCACAACAAGCGTCGCTTCGATGCTTACATTCAGGAAGTGTTCGGTAGCATTCTGAATGAATACGAGATGGACAAGATCAAGTATACCGAAGTCTGGCTCACCGATGGGGATGTTATCGAACGCGGCAAGGCTATCGATTGGAACACCTTCATGAAGCGGGACAACATGACTCCCCAACTTCACAACGTGGTGGTCTATGAAGGAAAAGCCTTCCTCGTCAATGATTCAACTGGAAACCTGATTCCAGTGTCGATCAGTGAAATGTCGGAAGAGGAATATGATCCGTTTGATATTGTGTTCAAAGGAACCGATACGGAAGAACACACGGGTGATGAGACTGACGCACTTCGATTCATTGGTAAAGATGCTTATGATAACTCACTGAGTGAGAAGAAGTTGCGTGAACGCCTGAAAGATGTTATCGGCAAGGGAAACTTTGTAATCCGCAAGACCGGTGACATTCTGGTACACACCGATCTTGGTGATGTGGATTGTGGGAACTTCAAAACAGGGACCGAAGGGCGAGGATTGATTCAGAATGGAGATAGCCAGTGAAGATCAAAGAAGTTCCGTATCAGCTTTCACTCGAAAACATGTTTGAAGATACCCTGTCATGGGGTATCTATCAACACAATCGGAACGAGTTGGAAGTTTTGGTTCCTAACTTCCTATCCGAGTCGCCACTGAAAATCGCAGAATTTGATGCGGAAGAAGTGGACGATTATTCTGCCGCAATGGACAATGCGCTGGCCTTCATGTATGAAAAGGCTGGGTATTTCATCGAAACTGCCAGCGATGCCATGTTTGCACGTCTGGGCATCGATCTCGATAAGATGCGCAATGATCTCATGCAACAGAATCCTAACATCGTGGATGTGAAGATCATTGATTCTGATTGTAAGACGAGGGTAGTGTATCGGGATTCTGCTGGCGAACAGCGGCATGAGGACATGTCAAATGACATCATGACATCCATGCTTCTGGCCGGGGGCATTGGGGCACTCGCTGGCTATGTAACCGGCAACAGCCATACCCGCGACCGATATAAACAGATGTACTACACCGATAATCGAAAGAAGCGGAAGTCCTATGGCAACAGCACGTATTTCTCTTCCAATTCTAGGGCAATTGGTGCTTTCAAATCCAACAAGACGGCTTCGCGTATCAATGTATCAAGTTCGACGGGTAAGGTAACGACACGTTCGAATCCTTTCCGTGGGACTTCCAGTGTAGCCCGTTCTTCGTCCTACAGCGGGGGTTAATGAGTGGATACGCTTGATCTGACTCGCTATCCGATCAACGATAGGGGCTACACAGTGGTCCCTTGTGTCTCACTCAGGCCCGAGAATATGGCCGAGTGGATGATTGGATTCAAAGTGACCATTGGGTTGTCTGATCCGTCAACTGCTACCAATCCGGGTGAGATAGTAGGATTTGACGATTCGAAAATTCTTTTGAAAGTCAACGGGTCGAAAACCAAGAAGTTCGATTATGATCCAGATGACATTCAACTTAGATGTTATCAGTTTGATAAACGAATCATGTTTTCCAATGAATTAGTAAATGACGATGCATTAGCAAAGAAAAGTGTTGACTCGAACGATGATAAATTGGAAAATGAGAATAAGACGAAAGCGGCAAAGGAAGTAAACCATGAGTTAGACGAGTCTCCGAAAAAGACTAAATCCAAACGAACAAAGACAACCCGTAGTAAGAAGCAACTCAATCGTATGTTTACCAAAGATATGTGAATAGGAAACAAGACCCATGGCATACTTCAAGAATCTTGCAAAGTCTCAGCAGCGCAATAAGCAGTCCCATAAGCAGAATGACAAGCCGCGTCGTGTCCCAGCCATCGAGGGGCTATATCGCAAGACTCGGGCGCGGATGCGTAACCTGCGCACCACTATGGAAACTAAAGAACTTCAGATTGAAATCGCAAACGAAATCAACACTATCGAAACCTATGGTTTCCGCTGGTTTCCGAATCATTACATCTTTGATAACGTGAACCGACTGGCCAAACTGGTCGATGAACTCGAACTCCATCCGTCAACCAATCGTAAGTAATCGATACACCAACTTTAGTTGAAACATTCAAAAGGAGAAACACATGAGCGATTTCCAGTATACCCAGCCCGAACTCGTCAAGCTGAACGACATGATCGAGGAAGCCGTGGACAGCCTGATCCGTGAAGATTCCGAGAAGCAGTTTCGTAAGGACGTTGCCGAACGGGCCAAAGAGGAACTGAAGCTGAAGTCTTCTCAATTCAATGCACTGGTCAAGGAGCGTTTCAATCAGACTGCTACCAAGACCTATGAGAAGAACGAATCAATCATCGAGTTCAATGAAGAACTGCTAACCGCCGCTCGCAATGCGAAAGGTCAGCGCCCGGAAGAGTGAAAGCTGAATAGTTAAGTGGTAATATGGGGGAGGACAAGTGTCCTCCCTTTTCTATCTGAATGAAGGAGATTTGATGTACATTGACGCAACTCGTATTCGAGACGAAGTTTGGTGCTGGGAACGAGATCGTAATGGTGAACTCTTTACGAATGTGGTTCCGGCCCCCTATTACTGCTACATGAAGTCCGCCACCCCGGAAGCCGTCAGTATCTTCGGTGACCCGGTGAAGCGAGTCGATTTCGAGTCCTTCAAGGAGTTCAAAGACTTCAAAAGTCATCGCAACGATCTGTTTGAATCGGACATCGCTCCCGAATACAAACATCTTTCTGATACCTACCATTCCACTGATACGGAAGTTCCGGTTCACATCGGATTCTTTGATATTGAGGTCGATTTCAACCTGAAGGACGGACTAGGTTATCCAAGACCCGAGAATCCTTTTGGGGAGATCAACGCCATCAGCCTGTTTGATACCGCTAAAGGCGAATATCATATGTTGATGTTTGATACCCCGGAACTCAACAAAGTCACTCTGAAAGACCCGGATGGCGAATATCCTGTCATAATCCATCGCACGCGCAATGAGCGTGATCTTCTATTGTGCTTTGCCGATGTCATCAAGGATATCGATATTCTAACCGCTTGGAACGGGGATAAGTTCGATATTCCCTACATCATGGCGCGGGCTACTAAACACTTCGGAGCATCGGCACCCTCGCTACTCTGTCGTGATGATTTCTTGGCAAAGTCGTCTGAGAAGGTCGATGCTTTTGGAAATGACTTCACCAAATGGGAACTCGTCGGACGCCTTCACCTCGACATGCTGGACATCTATAAGAAGTTCACGTATGAAGTCAAGCGGTCCTATGCCCTGAATGCTATTGCCGAGGAAGAACTGGGCGAGAAGAAAACCGATTATGATGATAACCTCGGTGAACTCTATCGGAATGACCCGCAGACATTCTTTGAATACAGCCTTCAGGATGCCCGATTGCTCAAGAAGCTGAATGACAAGAAGCGCATCATCGAACTTCTGATTCAGTTGGGACGCAAAGCTACAATTCGGTTCCCTGACGTTCTGGGTACCGTAAAGATGATTGAATCACTGGTGGTCAACTATTGCCATACTCATGATCCCAATCAGCTAGTGGTGGTGCCTGACAAGAAGGACCATGACAAGGAAACCTTGGAAGGGGGTTACGTCTATGAGACGATGACCGGGCGACACGAATGGATGGCATCGTATGACTTGACCAGTCTGTATCCGTCCGTGATGATGATGCTTGGTATCAGTCCAGAAACCTACATCTTCCAAGCCAAGAATCGCTTTCAGGATTACATCAAGATCGTAACCGAAAGCGAGGATGAAGTGGTATTGCAAGCGGTCGGACAACATGTGGATTATCGCCACCTGAAGGGCGAAGACTTCCACTTCACCGGCAAGGAAGCGATGGAGTTCATTCGTGAACAGGGGTACTGTATCTCTGCCAACGGATGCATCTTCACCGGAAAAGATGGGTTCGTGTCACGAGTCATTCGCAATGGTTTCGAGACTCGAAAGCATTACAAAGTAATGATGAAGGAAGCCGCTAAGGCTGGAGACAAGGAAAAAGAAGCCCTGTACGACCTCTACCAGATGGCAAGCAAGATCGTCATCAACAGCGCCTATGGTGCCATCACCAATAACCACTTCCGATTCTTTGACATCGATCTCGGTAAGTCAATCACGTTGACTGGACAGATCATTTCGAAAGCACAGATGAAGATGGTTAACGATACAATTAAAGAAGCAGGAGAATGTCTTGAGCAATAAGATTGAATTTCCAGCCCTTTTCAAAGAGGGGGATAAATTCGTTTATCGAAGCTATCATGCTGACATGGGGATTGCCGGGGACACGGACTCGTGTTACATGAAACTCCCGTTCTTCGACGCGGATGCTGATGTGAATGAGGTCTGTGAAATCGCGGATGAGATTGGTCAGCATGTCAATTCTCTTTTCCCCGAGTTCATCATGGATGCCTTCAATGTCCCCGAGGACCGCAAGGACGTTATTCAGACAGATCGAGAGATCATATCGGATAAGTCGTTCTTCCTGACCAAGAAGCGGTACGCTGCTCATGTGGTCAACAAGGAAGGGAAGCCGACCGACTCGTTGAAGCTGATGGGGCTTGAGATCAGGAAGAGCAACACCCCGGTTCTCCTGAAGCAATTCCTGACTGAAGTGGTGGAAGCGATTATCGACGGGAAGGATGCTGCCCAATTGAGTCGCATGGTGAAGCAGTTCAAACAGGAATATAAGCAAGCGCCTTTGAAGGAGATTGCATCACCGTCAGGGTGCAACACTCTGAAGAAGTGTCTTGACATCTTTGAGCAAACCGGGAGCCAACATGGATTTCATTATACGGTTCGCGCCTCGATGTTTTACAATTCAATGTGTTCTGAAACAGATCGTCAGATCATGCCCGGTGATAAGGTCGGTGTGGTGTACATCAAGCATCCGAAGTCCAAGTACATCGCATATCCGGTTGACGCCATGACACTTCCCGATTTCATGGATGACATCATTATCGATTACGACAAACAATGGGAGAAAGCCAACAAGACGATTAACAACTACCTCAAGGGTATGGGATTCGATATCCAATCGAGAAAAAACGAAGTGAAGCGTAGTCTATTTGGATTCAAATGATCGGTAGCCGGGGATATCCCCGGCTTTTCTTATTGGTTGACACCCTTAATGCCATCGGGTACCATGATTCTGACATTCACGCAGGAAGTATAAGGAAAGACCGATGGCAAACAGTTACCTTGACGTGTTCAATGAGTTGCGAGCAATCCAATCCTCTGAAGACAGGATTGCGTTTGTTAAAGAGCAATACCAAGACGATTACATGTTCCGTGGGCTTGTCAATGTCTTTCACTCCCCGCAAGTGAATATGTTTTTTGATGACCTTCCTGATCTTGACAATATCGAAATCAGTGATGGTGACCGGGAACGGTATGAACAACTTACCCAGACGTTGGAGCGTTCTACCGACATCACGGAAGACGATCTCTTCATGGTCTTCGCGGTGCTTGCTCGCAATCCGAGCAATATCCATGAGTTCTTCCACACACTTCACTCGACCGCGCTTTTACTGCACATGTCTGATAAGTATGACATGATTCAGTTTGTCACTGACATCATCACCCATGGGTTTGACACGGGACTGACAGACGAAGAGGTGAAAACTCTGTGGCCCGAGTATTTCAAAAATCGTCTCAGCCTGCAAGGGATGTCTCCTAGCACGGAGCATAAAACATTCCCCGCGTCAACCCAGTCGAAGGAATGGTTCTTTGATGAAGTGGTAGGAGGGACACGGGCGTTTTTGTTTGCTTCTCATTCTCATGGCGAGCCGGTCGTTCAGATTCGTTTCGAAAACGGAACTGTTCATAGCCATGCCGCTATGCGTAGCGATATGATTGAGTTCGCCAGAACGGTATTCGAGTTTTTCGATGGCGAACCAACGGCATATCACGATGGGTTCATTGTTGAAGGGTTCGTCGTTCAAGAGAAAGCCGGTGAGATGTTCTATGCGGTTGACATGCTTGATAGCCTGTCGAAACTTCGCATTGGTATCGATAAACGACCGCTCGTTGAGCGCCGGATGCCACTGTTGACGTTCGCAGGGAAGCATATCGCCGAGAATCCCCATGTTTATGTGGACGAAGATTCGATCCTTTCTTTGCTTCCTGATATCTTGCCTGAGTCACGGCAATATGTGAGGCGTGCTGCAAACAGCATGTACGAGTGTGGGGTGAGTGAACTGGCTGACCTCTACACCCTGTAATGCCCTCAGAACGCCTCAGAATCGTCTCTGGGGCGTTTTCTCATATATGACATACTAGCATTGGGGAGACTTATGAAACCTCTTGCAAAGTCGATGAGAGCCATGACCGGATGGATAATCGATGGCGGGTCACACAATCCAATTAAATCGTTGTTGTTCTGGTCATACGGGGCGTGTGTTTCCTTGTTGTGGTTTTTCGTATGGGATGTATCGATTGGTTGGAGTCTAGCGGTTGGACTCCTATTTGGTTCTTGCTATGATATTGCGGTCTTCATTCGGAAGGTTCATAACGCACTGTTGTTTAATGATGCGGTACGACACATGGACTCTTCTATGGTGCTAGGTCGGGCAGGTAGTGGGACGATCCACCAGACCGAAGAGGCTTTTCTACTGGTCACAAACGCCCCAGTATCTTGGTCGGACAATAGCATTTTGTTTGGGCTGGCGTTAGCCATGAAAGAGTCAAACTGGCTCTCCACTAATGAGTTCATGACGTTCGATTGGGCATTGACCCATGTTGTGGTAGACCTGTGCGACTGTAAGGACCGCACTCGCCGAGTGTTTTTGATTGACCACCCGAGAAAATATAAAGGAGGGAAGTGTCCGCAGCGAGTCATCAAGAGGAATCATTTCAATCGTAAACAGTACGATAAGTTGATTGAAATCCATGACCTTCAATACCGGATGCTCATGCTGTGATGACTATATTTTCATTTTCGGTTGTCTGCCTGACATCGACGTGGCTTCTCTTTCTTATCGGTGCCAAACTTGGCGAATCGATCAAGGCGAAAATCTGTATGAGATCGATTATTGATGATCCAGAGATCATTGCCGGGGTTCCTCTCGATCACTCCGTCATTATCTATAATCGAAAGGAGTATGAACGGTTCTGTAAGGGGGAGACGGAGTATTATTCATGCTTGATGAAAAGCAAAATCGGGTATTATGTTGGCAAAGGGAAAGAATCTAATCCTATCACGCTTTGGATTCAACCCTCACTTCGCTGCCAAGATAACAAGGTTAGCCCTTACAACATCTTGTGCAGAAAAGAATACAAAGTCATGATGGATATGGTTGGATTTACCAAATTATAGGAGATATACAATGGCAACGATTGGAGTGTTCTTCGTCGGAATTGGAGTTCCGGTTTCTATTTGGTTGCTGTGTCAGTTGGCAGTAATAGTAGCAGGATCATTCGAAATAAAGAAAAATCTACAATACATCCTCGAAACCCCCGCAGTGATCTTTTCCGATTCGAGTAAGATGTATCTGGTTTGAAACGAGGTTGATACAGTACATATAGTTCAGGGGGAGTATCATTATGTACTATTGAAACAGAATGAATTGTATGTGGGATGTGATAATGCCCCAGCCCCGACCATGGAAAGGAGGCGTTACTTAGGGATTGTGCTTATTGAAAAACATCGCCTCAAAAAACATAATCCGATATATCGTTCAGAATACAAAGAAGTCAAAGATTTGATTGGGATTTATCAACTATGATCACTTCACTAATTGTGGCGGCCCAGATTCACTGCCTTCAGGAGATCGCTTACTTCGAAGCACGCGGGGAAGGTGTCGGGGGGATGCTTGCTGTTATGCTGGTGGCCCGAAATCGGGTTCTGAGTGACCAGTTCCCCGACACTTTCTGTCAGGTCAGGGATCAGCCCAAACAGTTCTCTTTCATCGATCAGATTACAAATAGAAAGATGAGGGATAATGATTCAAAAGAGATTGCAAAACAATTGGCCACCATGGTCTACTACAGTGGCGATGAACCTTACTTGAACAACGCACTGTACTACCATGCGTCGTCTATCAAACCAAATTGGAACTACAATCTACTGGCAGAAGTAGGGAGGATTGGCAATCATGTCTTCTATCGGAACAAATGATGAGTTCGTGAATCGTCTTATGGATAGAATGATTCAGGGCATTGTAGATCAGCGGGTTGTTAAAGTTCTGTCCATAGACCCAACAAAAGTTTTCGGTAAAAACAGGAGAACCTGCTATCTCAAATTGCGATTCTCGAAGCATTTTAAAACGGCGGCTCTGGTATTGCACTTCTACATCAGTTCGTCCGATTTGCTTTTCTTGGAATTACTATTGGATCGTAATGATGAACTTGTTCTTTGTCATGGAATGGATGAAGATAAGTTCAAACCACATCGTCTAAATAATGATATGAAACAAACGTTGCTTGACTCGTTAAAGTGGGTTGATCTATAATGCAAGGAGATGTTATTGGTGGGACGTGAATGACTCAATGCGTTGGTGATCGTTTAGAGGAAGATGCCATAATAGAACAAGCCCTTCTTGACCTAGAGCAAGATATTGTCGATTCGAGCCTTGACGAATCCCCGCGCTTCATTGCTCTACGGCGCATGGCAGACTTGATCGAGTTCTACGGCGACACGCTAAATGAAGCCGTGGACGTGGCTTTCTTTTTGAGTTCGTCAGGGAAAGGATCAATGGCATTGGGCGGGTTCGTTAACAATTACGAACCGGTATTTCTTCAGTTCTACAGTAGCAACTTCGCAGGTAGAAAGAATTACAGATACATCTTACAAAAACGCCATCTCGATTTGATTATCGAGATGGCGTCATTGCTTCGAGTCATGAAGAACGTCTAATCACCCCATGGTGATTTCATAGTAGTCAACATCCCCCGATTCGAGGTTGGTGATGGCTTCTAACAGACCTTGCTTCGCTTGTGCCGCTTCCTGAATCATCCCTTCCCCATTCAAAGACACACTCCCGCCATCTGGCCCCGGAAGAGAACTGAATTTCCGATACGCCATGCCGAGAATTTCCTTGGCTTCCGCGATAGACCATTCCAGAATCCACCACATCTCCATGTATTCTTCGTCACACAAAGAGGCATAGCACTCGATGATCCAGTTCATGTTGTCGCTGCGCGGTGCATGGAGTGGACGCAACTTGTGGGTATACTTGTCGTAATCGAATTGGATTTCGAAGTTGGCATATCGACGGTACGTTTCGTCCAGTTGCAATTCTAGTTCATAGGTGAGATAGTCACCGGACCCCACCTTACCATCATTCATGAACAGATCATTGAATGCTTGCAATGCAAATGCGTCAGTGGATTCGATATCCCATCCGAATGAAGGCTGGATGATTCGAATCACGGTATCGATCTCAGATGGAAGGCTATATTCCCGAATGGCCTTCTTGACCGGTAGCTTGAGGAACCGACGACGAGCGTTATCCGGTCCCCGTTGTTTGTATGTGCGCTTGGCACGATTGAAAGCCACCTTAATGTCCCGGTCTTCCAATTCCACATCTACCAGATTGCCGCCCAGCGAGACGATAATTTCGTCTTTGAAGTCTTCAAATGTCATATGCATTAGTCCTCGAATGTTTTAGTAGGGTCGTCAAGGAATGATCCTTGTTTCGGACGACGATTGCTCACGGGCTTAGGATCAGGTTCCGGTTGGGCCGGGGTGTCAATACCTTCATAGGGCACTTCAGCTTCCCAGTCCGCATCCTGTTGTCCCATAAGGGCTTGGTCGATCTCAATGGTAGACCGTTCGAACGGAATGTCCTTCGTCTCACGCTTGTCGCCCAGTGTGGCGATGGACACGGTGACATAGAACTTCTCATAGGAAGGTTTGTCATCCACATCTGTGACTTCCCAGAAGGCTTTCTTACCATCGCGTTCGAAGAATGGGATTTCAATCACATCACCAACCACCAACCAGCGTCCAAGACACTTCATGTCGTCCAGATGAACCCGGATGGTCTGTTCGTTACCGAGTGGACTGATCATGCCAAAGCGACTAAAGTCCATTTGGCTTTCGTTCATAGCTTCGAAATAGATATTTATCTCTACCGTGTTCTGATCATATACCCTATCGGGCACTTCGAAGAATGTGGTGGTTTGGATGTCATCGATGCTAGGTGTGGCGCTTTCGTCACTCCCCAGATACCGATAGACGTTGGCACACTTGAACGTGAGAGCGAATGCCTCCCGCGTCAAGCTGCGCTGCATCTTCCGAGTCTTCGACCCGTATACGCCGATTTTACGTTTCATAGATACTCTGTCGCCTTAGTGATAATCTTTTCGAAGTCAACTCCTTTCTTCGAGTTTTTATATTGATCCGGGTTGACCTTTGCAATTCGGTTGCGAGAATTAGCCATACGTTTCAGTTTCAGATCGATGTGTTGTTTAACTCGCTGACGATGATCCTGACGGTAACGCTGAATGTTGAGGATATCCAAGTCTTCCCTAGCCCCGAAATCCAAATAGATAGTCACCGGTTTCTTCTCGCCCGTCAGGATGCCCGTCTTGGTAGGATCAGTGATGGCCCCATACCCGAGATCAAGCAGGAGTTTACGCCACAGCGAGGCATAGTCATCCCCTCCTGCATCCTTTGCAATGTATTCGGTGATCGTCCATAGCTTCTCGAAAGGCGAGCGAATGGTAGTCATCTTCATGACATTATCAGCCACGCGCTTGACATTGGTCGGATCAGTGTAACCAAGCAATTCTAGGGACAACACATCCAGATCGAGCGCCCGCCAACTGTACTTCCTGATGTTATCGATCCATTGCAAAGAATTAGACAGCTTCAGGCGAAAGACGTTGGCATAGAAATAGGACGTTGCCACCTTGCGTCCAACCACATCCTCGACCCGGTAACAAACGATACTATTGGGCCTATCCAGTTCATTGTATTGAGGGTCGATGTAGTAATCCCCTTGGTCGGTGAACGATACAAACAGATCACGCCGGTTGTAATACAAGGCTCTGAGATCAGTCACATCCATATAGGATGCATTGCTGAATGCCATCTCTTCTTCAATCAGGTCTTCAAACATATAGATTCCTCGCTGTCATCTATTTAGTAGTTAGGGGTTCTAAATAGATAGGTAAATGGAGAGTATACCACATGGCTAGTCCTTATCCCTATCAATATGACGCCCAATTCATGACCTACATTGGGCAGATCATGCGTGTCTTCAGTGGCTTTCAGGTGCGTATGGACGACAACAACTTCCGTACCGTACCCGTTCGCTATGGCAACATGTCACGCATCGTCGCTACCGTGCTTAACAAGCGCGATAGCCTGTCGAATCAAGTGTTGCCAATGTTCTCGGTGAGCGTCGATAGCATCCAGCCCGATCCCTCTAGGAAGCGTTCACATCACCATGTAGACGCCGTGGCCTATGAGACGGTGGATGGTACCAAGAAGGTTGCAGAACGTCTTGTGGGGCCGCCCCTGACGCTTATGACGCGCCTTGACATCTATGCATCCAGCACCACACAAATGTTCGAGATTCTTGAACAGATTCTACTTGTTTTTAACCCGCGTGTCGCATTCCAAACATCAAACAGTGTATTCAACTCGGATTACATTACTGAGTTGGCATTGGAATCGATTGAGGATCAAGTCAATTATCCGATGGGTCAAGATAGTCGCACGATAATGATGAGCCTAACATTCTCATGCCCCATCCGCCTTCGTTATCCGATGGACCTTGATGCACCGATGGTAGAAATCATCAAGGAACGCATCTTTGACCCTGATCTACCGAATGATCCATTGGAAGAGTCTGTTATTGTTGATGGGAGTGTGTAATGGAAGATAAAGACAAACTGATCAATAGGGCTAATCAGAATCGTAAGAGTGATAACTTTTACGTTCAGTTTTTCAAGATGCAAGAACTGGCAGGGAACTTTCTCGGTAAGCAGGTGAAATCGATTAGCCGTCCTACGGTCACCTTCCAGAACGAGGACATCAAGACCCGCCGAACCAACATTACCTCCCATGGAAGGGTAAGCTATTCGACGGTCGATTGCATCTTTCAAGATGATGAGGAAGGGTTGACCTCGATGTTCCTGTATGCACAGGTCTTTGCTCAAGCCAATGCGGGCTTGGATAGGATCGGAGAAATCAACGGGGATGACATGGATCGGCACTATCGGTTTGATGTGATGGTGAGCCTCTACAACAGCCGTGACGCGATGACGGAAGGTTATGTGCTTCGGGATTGTATCATCGAATCGATCACGCACAGTGAAGCCATGATGGAAGATGGACAGCCGAATACCATCACCGTGACACTCAATTACAATGATGTCGATTTTCTCATCATGGATCGGTATACGGAACTACTGAAGTCAGGAGAACTCAAGTGAAGCTGAACGGCTTCACTTATACATTTCGTTTTCAGTCATTATACGAAACCTCCATCCTCTTTCCTCGGCATACTTGGTAGCCGCTTCCCATTTGGAAACATTCACTTGCCATGTCAATTGTTCTTCGAGGTAAGTGGATGGTTTCTTCCTTCCCTTCTTAGGAGCGCATACTTGGCTTGCAGGCTTAATCTCCACGATCTCAGTCTTGATATCCCCATACCGATTCTTATACTTGATGAGAATATCTACCATATACCTACGTTTCTTTTGTTTCACCTTGCACCAATAAGGAACCACTATGATTTCTGATCCCCATTCAATCACAGCAGGTGAACGATCCGCCCAAGTGAAGAAGTCTCGTTCCCAACTGGATCGATAGGTGGGATTCTTGGTCCCCATGTACTTATCCCAATTCTGTATCTCGTAAACCCCTTGGCAATAGTTTCTTGGCATAACATGCATTCCTGTTCTTGTCGTATCTATTCTATTTAGAACAGGAATCGTGGTCATAAAAAAGCCCCGCTAATTGCGGGGCGAAGGCGCTGAGTTGGACTGCTATGGACCTCGTTCAATGAGGTCCATTTCATTATACACCAGACTCATCAGAAGCGCCACTTTCTTCTTTCTCTGCCGCTTCGTTAACCATCTGCACCAGTGCCGCATACTCGGACTCGATGAGTTCGATGTTCTTGGTGCTGGCAGTGATGATAGCTGTCGTGAGAAGATACGCAGTTGCATCAACCTGATCGGGATCATTCGATGCCATGTGCATGGTTACCGAACCGTCTTCATTGCGGCGAATCAGCAGCAGGGCATCTTGATCGGTGACATCAGACAGGGGGACGATTTTGGACATACCGTTTTCAGTGTTCATAGACTTGCTCCTTTTTCAGTTCAGATTCAATTCGTTCGTTAAGTTCAGTTACTGTTTCAATCACATCGATAGCGATGAACTCGTTTCCGTATTGCCGTGAGAGGATGTTGGTTGAAGCATCCCATCGGAACGTCTCACCGCCGATATTGCGATACACGTACATGGACATTGGATTACCAGCCAAGTAGTTTTGCGACGAAGGTTTTCTCAAAGAACCAAAGCATAATACGTTTGTGCCAAGGCAGTGAAACTCGATATAGCGTGTCGTTTAGATCGTGAGCAATCTCTTCCAGCCGGTGGTAATACTCAAGAGCATCTACCGTTTCCATATGGAATGGGTTAATTTCCCCGAGAAGATCATAATCCCGCTCCATGTAATCAGTGATGGTATCGAGGATGTCTTGAATCAGTGGACGATTGTGGTTTCTGATACCGGTTAGTTTGTCTCCTGATGCAAACCGATTACTAGCGATTTCACGTCCTGTCTTGCGTGAGAAGTTGTCTTCCGGTTGGCACATTGACCAAGCGAAGGTAAATCGATTAGGGTCTGCCGAGTCCACCATGATTGCGAAGGTCAGAGACTTGCTTTCGACCTCGGGCATATGGTAGTGGCGATAGAAAAGGCGTTCGGTCATAGAATCTCCTTTGTTGATAAGAAAGCGGGGCGTTTAAGCCCCGCCTGTTTAGGTAGGATTAACGCTTGCGGTTCAGGCGATCACGGAGGCTGGCACCCCGTGATGCGGTGGATTCTGATTTCTCTTCTTCCGGTTCCTGATTGCCTTCTTCAGCGTCTTCAGCGTCTTCAGCCGGTTGGGTTTCCTCTTCTTTGACCTTAGAACGCCCCAGACGGTCGCTAACACGGTCCCGAGTGTTACCCCCACCCTTGTTACCATCATTGCTTTCATTCTTCTTGGCGACAGCTTCTTCGGCCTTCACGAGCCATGCTTCCACTTCTTCGGTAGACACGTCACCCGGAATCACATCGAGGTTGTCGTAATCGTACTGTTCAACCTTGAGATCATCGAAATAAGCCAGATCGTCTTCGGTGATCTCGTGACGCAGATCGAAGTAACTATCAGAATACGATGCCTGACCACCCTGATTCATCGTCTTCTTGATGTAGAACGGAGTCTGACAGATTTCGTCCTCTTCCAGAATACCTTCGGTCAGAGTGTTCTTGATGATCTTCTCGACGGCAAACGGAAGATACATCAGCTTGACTTCGTTACCATCGTCAGATTGTGCGATTTCGCAAGGTGATTCCAGCACCAGAACTTGAACCATGGTGTAGTCCTTGGCGAACCACTTTTTGGCTTCTTCCTTGAGTGCCTTGCCTCGTCCGGTGGATTCACCGCCGGCTTCTTTGGATTCGTTCAGCAGTTCGAATCCTTTCTGACATGCCGGGCACGTCTGACGCTGGGACTTGTAGGGGCAGGAGATACCTTCCAGACCCGGAACCCGCAGGTTGGGGCCGTGCTTATGGAACTTCGCCCAGAAGTTGCCATTGGCATCAGGAAGGAACATGATCTTCATCTTCTCGCCGTCTTTCAGATCGAAATAGTTCAGGAAGCGGGTGTCACGACCACCGTTGCTTTCACGCTCGATTTCTTTCTTCAGACCTTTCTTAACGCCGAGATTCAGTTTTTTGATACCCATTTGAGATTACCTTTTGATTTCCGTTGAATAACTTTGGTTTACGTTACGTTTGCCTTAGATTTTCTTTAGTGTCTCGTAAGACAAACGTATTTATACACTTCTAAGATGGTTAGTTTGCCGATTGATCATGTCTTGCTGTTACATCGTTTCCTCTCCCTTCAATCTGAAACCCATTCTACCGATTCTTTGGAAAGTTGCAACCCCTTTTTCCAAATTATCCCATCATCGGGGAAACCATCACCTTGATCGTTTCCAGCTTAAAGATCGCCACGCCATAGTCGTTGATGGTGAAGATGGCTTTGGTATCGTTGTAGAGACGTGATTGCTTCATGACCAGATGGAAAGGAACCAGTTCCCAGCTACCATTATGCAACTCAGTAACACCTTCGACTTCCATCACATCATCGAAGCAATCGTCTTCGCCATCGAAAATGTTGATACCGAGATCGCCATCATTGACTTTCATACTGATCGTGCGTTCTTCTTTGCTACCCGTGTAACTCATCGAAGCGATGGCGGTAGAAAGGAAATCCACATACTGCTCATCCAATTCGATGAACGGCGGTTCTTCACAATCAGGCATGGCATCCGGCACTTGCAGGGTGTTCGGCGGCGCAAATCGGAAGTTGGCTAGGCGACGCCCCTGTTTGATGGTGGCGTTCACGGCAAACTTGTCGTTACTTTTCAGGGCGATAGAAGCCTTGTCCCCGTCAAACAGTTTGAGACGAGACAGAAAACCTTTGACAGATTGGATTCCAATCGGAACTTCAGTGAGTTCAGAATCGATGGTGTCGAAGATGATGACGGAGGTATCCTTAGATGCCCCACGAATGCGCGTCTTGCCGTCTTCATCCCCCGGTTCGATGACACACTCGGTGATGCCAACCTTGTCGATTTCTTGCAGGACTTCTTTCAGATTGATGATATCCATCAGTTTCTATACTCCTTTGGGTGTGGGTCAGTGATCGAACTGCTCAACAATGATACCGTTTTCTTTTAAAAAGGCAAGAGATTTTGCCGATCCTTTGTCATATGCCGTGTGATACACAACACGCGAGATGATACCCGATGCCACGATCATGGTGGCGCAGCTAGTGCAGGGCTGTAGGGTGACGTACAAGGTAGCATGGTTTACCGATACACCAGCCCCTACCAGCCCCATGAAGGCATTGGTTTCCGCGTGCAGTTCATGCACAAGGCTCCATTGGTGGTGTTCCTCTCGATCAAACTCTGCCTTCGAGAAGAGATCATCACAGTTGAAATGATACCCCACAGGGGTTCCATTTACACCACTACTTACAATCCTATTGTTGGCCACGATAACGCAGCCAACCTGTTTCGATACGCAGTGGGAGTCTTGTGCCAATCCCAATGCGGCGTTCATGAAGGTGGTATCGTTTCGTTTCTGATTCATTCAGTCGTCCTTCCAATCAAGGAGTTTATCAATCCGTGCTTTACGGGATTCGTTGGATTCGGGCAGTTGGGCACCATCGAGGGTAATGGGTCCAGCTTCCTTAGCATTGCTCTTCATTTCATACTGGTAAGAATCCTGTTTGTAACGAATTTCCTGTGGTGTGGGTCCAGCTTCATTCTTGTAGGTGTATTTCGCGTCCGTGGTAGTGAGAATGCCCCCTGCTACCACTACAATTGCGATGAGATACCCGAAGCATTTCATCAGACCTTTACGATTCTGACTCATGTTAAACTTGGCTTCGGGCGAAGCGGTCTTCATGTGGTAGCTGAAAATTAACCAGATCAGAGTCATCAGCGCCAGAATTGCGACGATGACCATACCGTAGTTGGTAACAAACGCCATCATGACATTGTAGAAATAGACTTGCATTTTCAGTTCTCCTGTTATAACTGAGGGGCCAATTGGCCCCTCTTATTTTGGTTTGGTGAGTGTTATTTCAGGTTGGACTTCGAGAGGTCATACTTCATGTCGTCGGTTCCGACCATCGTTTGGGCTGCCATGCTATCCAGCATACCGACCGGAATGAACTTGGTGTTATCAGATTCCGCCATCTTGTCGAGCGCATTGAGCATCCGATATTCCTTGTAAGCCGGGGTCATACTCTCTGCCAGAATCTTGTTGACTTTGGCTTCGGCTTGGGCCTTCTCAACATCAATCTTGCGTTGCTTCTGGGCGAGTTCCAAATCCTTTTCCATGCGGACCCGATTGATTTGTTTTTCGGCTTCGACCTGTTGGATTTGTTCACGCCGTTCGGCGGCTTTCTGTTGGGCCTTGGTGATGATGTCAGGGTAGTTGGTTTCTGCCAAATCAACCATCTTAGCCATGTACGGTGTGCGTTTCGAGATCACTTCCGTGAGACGGTCTGCCAGTTTGTTCGAAATGGCTTCTCGGTTGTTGGCAATCTCCATGATTGAAAATTTGCTCATGAAATCGCGGGCTTCCCGAGACACAACCGGCTGAACATAGGTACTGTATCCTTGCTCATTGGAGATGCTATAGTTTTCCTTCCCATGTTGCATCGGACTGAGCAATCCAAACAGCTTGTCGCGTTCTCCCGGCTTAGGTGCCAGTGTCAGGTTGACGGTGAAATCCATTTCAAGTTTGTCCTTGGGCATGAACAGCTTGAAATGCTCTGTCTTCTTGAAATCAGAGATGTCAAGAAGCACCAGTTTTTGACACACGGCTCCGGGCCACCAGCAGGCATCTAGCCGGAAAGTGCTGGTTGGGATGATGCCTTCCTTGTAACCATCAGTGTCCATTACCTTGCCGACATTGACGGGAGGTACCGTGACACGATCACCGCATCCAGAGAGAAACAGACCGAGAGAGGCGATACCGACAGCGTACCCGATACGTTTGAATGCTTTCTTCATGATTGCTTCCTTTGTGGTGGGATTGATTGTTGATGTGTGAACCCAGTCTATCGAAGATTACTTACAGCGTCAAAGACTTTTTAATCGGTAAATTTCGATGGCTTGGTTGATGGTGGTACAATCGTATATTGCGTCTTTGGTGGATTCGTCCTTTTCGGATTCGATTAGAACCGTAATCACTTTACGTTCCATGGCACGATCCATTTCTAAAGACTTAATCTCGCCATTCTTGATCTTAACAGCGAGTTTGGTTTCTATTGTGATATCTTCTGGTGTGAATGGTGATATTGAACGATCAGTTATTGTGGTCCCCCACTTTCGATTTGTTCGATAAGTATCAATGACGGTCCGGTAGCCATTGTTAAAGTCGCCCATATAGGTCGCCATTTTCATCCTCCTAGTGCGAGTTGGGTTGGATGTATCATCAGCGCGTATTCGATTCCATAGATAAGAAGAATCGACAACATGACTGATTTGGATTGCTCACTCATGAAACCGTTCCTCCAGTAGCCCTCCGAGTCTATCCATTCGTCCTTCACGAATCAAGTCATTCGCCACATCCTCTTCGATATCCATTTCTATGTAATAAGAAATCTTGTTGAACCAATTGTGCAGACGACTTTGGACCGTCATGAAAGAACGATTGATCTCATCTGCACGCTGGTAGGTTTTTGAGTAAGAAGACTTATCGTATTCCCTTTCAAGCGTGTGTTCTATGTGGACTGCCAGATCAGAATTGAAATCGGCATAGTCGTTATCCAAATCACACATGATTGCATGGATGCTATTGATCTTATCTCGGTCCTTCGATTCGAAAGTAATATCTCCACCCACATGGAGGAAATCGAAATTGTCAGACTTTGGGCAATTGATATTGTCCACCATGTGAGACACGTCACAATAGATTCTTACCTTATCTCCATTGCTGTTCATATCTTCAGCATCATAGTCTTCGTTATGCTGATTACCATTCCATAACAGATTAGGAACAGCAATCACGAATGATAGACTCAATCCGATACGGTTATACTCATCCTGAGAATCGAGGTTGACGTTACCCATCGCCACATCCATAGAACTATCAAACAGGACAAAGCACTTGTCCAAATCCAATTTGAAGCGTTCAGCACAACAAGAACGGAACACATCAATGATGTCCATACAGGATTTAATCTTATCAAACGCATCATAGGGCAATCCAAACGTATCACTCATCACAGCGACTCCATCTTGAGCATATCGAGGACATTTTCTACCGTATCGCACTCGGATAGATTAGAAATCAGTTCTTCGGACGCATGGTGATTCCTGTTATCAATACCACCAGACGCTATCCATCGGTAAACATATACGATGTGTTCTAACACGGATTCCTTATTACCATACTGTGTGTCTTTTAGGATGCCGCTCCTTTCGGTGTATTCTAGCATCTGATCAAATTCAACCTGAATGATATCGATCTGTTTGCTTACCAATTCATCCATCAAATCAATACCCATCAAATCAACATCCTTCATCACTCGCCTCACTATGTCTATCAACGATTCATCGTATCATGATGATCAGTAAATGAAAACCCCGGATCGGTGTCCGGGGTTCAGTCTTTACATCACATCGAGAAGGTATTGCTCAAGGTCGGTGTACCCGCCGATATGGTCATCCTTGTAGTAGATTTGGGGGACCGTTCGGAACCCACTTTCCACGAAATACCGATGCATATCAGGGAAGTCAACCAGATTGCGTTCTTCGTATTCCAACCCCACACTATCCAACAGTTCCTTGGCACGCCGACAAAAGGAACACGTTTCCTTTGAATAGATGATGAACTTTTCCAATTAGAAATCCTCCCAACCATCAATAGATTCAGAACGACTATACTCAGTCACCGTAGTTTCAAAGAAGTTGGCTTCCTTGGCACCGTCGAGGTGCTGATACGGGTTGCTGACATTCTCGTAGAGCGGATTGAGTTTAATCGCACGGAGACGATTGTTGCCCAGCCACTTGATATAGGTTTCCGACGAGTTCTCGGTGATACCCATGATACGGTTGCCATAGGTGTAGTGGGACCACTCTACTTCCTGACGAACGGCTTCATCCACCATCTCGTAAATCCACTCGGCATCCTTTTTCACATCAACGATTTCCCCTTCATTGATGATGTTGATAAACAGCGCAAGGTGGGTGTTCTCATCCGTCTTGATGTACTGAATCACCTTGTTGGTTTCAACCAGCTTATTACGACTGGCAAGCTGTTCGAAGAAGTTGAATCCCTGATAGAAATAGATACCTTCCAGCAGCAGGTTAGCCACGATGACCCGCTTGAAGTTGTCAAGGGTCTGGTCATCGATGAACCTCTGATAGATCGACGCAATGAACTCATTCCGCTTACGCAGAATTGGATTAGTGCGCCACAGGTTGTAAATCTCCTGACGTTCAAAGTGCGGGTAGATGTTCTGAAGGATGTACTGATAGGACATCGTATGAACGACTTCTTGGAAGTCTTGAACCTTCAGAAGATTCGATACCCCCGCATTGGTAATGTATGACGCAATGTTGTCCAGATTGGAAACCTGAACGCTATCCAGATAGATCAGGAACGAAAGGGTAGCCCGGACACTGGCATCCTCATCGTCCGTCAGGTGAGAACGATTAACCCGATCCGATGTCATGTCAACCTTCTCGGGAATCCAGAAGTTCCCCATCATCTTGCGATACATGGGATTGACCCATGCATAACGACACTCGTCCAGATTCAGAATCCCAGTCGGGTTGGCACCGATGAGGCTCTGAGACGCCGGGGAATCATCCCCGGCAGTATTGAACAACGGTCGATTGGTAATGTCTGCCATTAAAACAAATTCTCCTTAGTTTGCGCAACCTTCGCATGATGCTTGGCTCATGCCGACCTCTTCTTCGAGGTTAGAACCTTTCTTGATGTTACGAATGTAATAGACCGCCTTGGTCTTCTTACGCCATGCCAGATGAATCAGATCATACAGTTCTTTCGCACTGAAGCCCTCTTTGTTGTGGTCAAAGATATACTCGCTCGAAATGCCCGCATCCGTGAACTTCTGGATTTCGGCAACCGCATTGACGAGTGTTTCATGATCATAGCGAGCCGCATTCTTGGCATAGCACAACGGATTCTCTTTCAGATACATACCGGCAACCGGGAACTCCCCATTGGTATTGTCCTTGAGATAGAACCCACCATAGCACGGCATCACGCCCGGACCTGCATCCATGAAAATGGACGTGGTTGTGTTCGGTGCCGGAGAAGTCAATTGGCTATTGCGGATGCCATATTGATCAAGTCCAGTTTGCAAAGAATTCCAGTCAAGACCACGACGACTGTGCTTGCGATACTTGGCAATCTGCTTACCGGTATCCCACCGAGAACCCGAGTACGCCGGATACGCGCCGCGTTCTTTAGCTAGTTTGATGCTCTCTTTCACCGCACCAAATTGAATCGTCTCTGCAAACTCACCGATGAATTTAGTATCGTTGTACATCTTGCGATTCTTGGCAAGCCAATCGTGAAGACCTTGGATGCCAATACCAATCGTGCGGTAACGCTCATTATGGGCACCGGCAATGTCCATGGGGTCTTTGGTCAGTTCGATCCCATTGTCAAGCATTCGAGTCGCAAGACCTGCCAGATATTCCAGATGTTCGTAATCCTTAACTCGACCGGCGACGATAGAGATCAGATTGCACGAGTGACCATAGACATCCGGCTTGACGACACTGAATGACTCATTGCATTGCCCGGTGATAATGCCATTGAATACGCCCAGATGCCGTTTCGGTTCATTGAAACAGTATACATCAGACCACCGGTATTGGTCATCAATAGACTTGATACGATCAATGGGATAGTTATCGACTACACAAACTTCATCGCCCGGTTTCAGTTCAAAGGTCCGAACCATTTCCATTTCACCATCGACGACGCGATACCATTTGTGATAGTCCGTCGCATCCAGTGAACGACCGCCTTCCGTTTCTACATGCAGCAGATGAGCATGGTCCGCCGTCTTTTCAACCAAGACCTCGCTAAACTCGTGTCCATTCCAGACGTTAACCCACTGATCTTTCAGTGTTACGATAGGAAGATTGCCCTTGTCAGTCAGCACCAAAGTCTCGGGAGCGACACAAAGGTTGACGGAAGGAATCGTGCCTTCATGGTCATTCGGGTTGTCATCATTGATGGTGTCCAGATAGGCCACATACGGAAGACCAGATTCGAACTGGGTACGCATCATCGACTTGATCAGGTTACGTGTCTTGTACACGGCGACGTTCTTCAGATCACCCTTCTCATAGGCTTTGACACACTTCTTGTACGCCTTTTCGAACTCCTTGCCGTAAACTTCATCCAGTTGGATATCGAGAACCTGTTTCACTTCATACGGACAGAATGTATGCCAATCGTTTTCACCATCAGCCGCATCCATTTTCATGAACAGATCATGCATCCCGACTTGCGGAAAGATGTCAAAGCACTTGGTGCGCAGATCGCCGGTTTCATGTTGAATCTCAAGGAACCCTTCGATGTCACGGTGCCAGATCGGGAGTTCGACGGTAATGGCTCCTGCCCGCTTGCCGCCGTTGTGAGCCATGAACGCATGTGTTTGATAAGACGGAATACTCTGCACACGCAGATCGTAAACTTCTGAATTGTATTCAATCCCGTCCTCAAACTCAGTGATGGGGCTGAAAATATACCCATCCGAAACGATCCAGTCAACCTCTTCGACATCGTTGACACCAAGCATAAGAGCCAGCTTGCCAGTGGCTTGGATAGTGAGTTTGAATGATCCCCCGACGTATTCTGATTTTACTGGGATTCCATTACGGAGAAGCAGATATCGAATCTCATGAGCCAGATTCGCAGATTCGATGATCAGTTCATTTGCATTGTCAGCCGATCCTTTGGCATCGATCATACCAAAGATAATCGACATCTGTTTCTCAGGTTCAATATGGAGGAATCGAGAATCGATGTGATTTGCCCCCGGAAGCATGAGCGACGTACCATAAGCGTACAGTTCTTCATGGGTCAACTCCGATTCAATCGTATAAGACGGAATCTTCTGACCCAGATAATCACCAATCTCCAAGTCCTTCACATCCAAGTAACCATGTTCAAGGGTATCCAGATTGGTAAGAGCCTTAACGGGATGTTCCCCGGTTACAAAGGTATCGACAAGATCATGTGCTGTGCGAACACGATACATCGGCTCGCTTTGCTCATACATGATCTTTTCTTCTACCCGGTTAAACTTCCCGTTGTCGGTGAGAACACGATCCTCGCGGGGAATAATGTCTTTGATTGCCTTGAATCCATTCTGAGTGGTGACTAGTGTATCAGGATGAAAACACTGGTCAACCGCAATCGCAACATCATTGAAAATCTTCGTCCAATTGAATACGCCTTTGGACGAGTTGGGACGCCCACCGACCGGAGAGCCTTGGGCACGAATAGCTGCCATAGACACGCCAAGGCCACCACCCGCCTTGGAAGTCATTGCGGCACGAGTCACATTAGCGAAGATCGATTCGAGGCTATCACTCGGCTTGATGATGAAACACGAACTGATATTGCCATCGCTGCGCAGGTTACCCCACCACGGAGTTGCCAAAGAAAGTTCACGATTTGACAAAGAATCATAGAACTCTTTGGCCTTCGCAACACGAATCTCCTGATCCTCCACACTGGCAATGATCATCGAGGATGCCATGATCATCGGCTGGATGGCTTCATTAGGAAGCAGGTACTTGTTGATCGCCGTCAGAACGCTACCAAAGCTATGATTCAGATCACGTTCCTGAACCATATAGGAACCCAGTTCCTCGATCTCGGCTTTGGTGTATTTCGAAAGAATTGTGTTATCGATAGCATAGGGAACCACGCCATCGGTCAGCACGTCATAGAAGGGCTTCTCATAGATGCCCGTCTCTTTCCAGATGTTCATGGTCATCAGGCGACCCGCGACGAACACGAAATCCGAATCAGCCGCCGTGGCTAGGGAACGCGCACAGAACACGAGGCTGTCTTGAATGACTTTGGTGGTTACTTCGGTTTGGAGATATTCATTGAAACGGGATTCCAATGCGAGAGGATTGACTTGAAGACCTTCACATGCCCAGTTGATGCATTTGCGAACCTTCTCAACCTTGAAGTCTTCCACGCTTCCATCACGCTTGGTAACCATAATCGTTGACATATATGCCTTTCTCCTTGTGTGTCATAAAAAAGGGGGAAGTCTATTTATCTTCCCCGAGCGGTCTATCCAGATGATTCTACTATGGTATGGGAGTGGAGTCAAACCATTCTTCTAGCAATCTTCAATACCATCGTTTTCCAATTGAATTGGTCCGACATGATAAGGAAAGCCATTGAGTGATGTTAATGGCAAGATTATCACCGCACTATGTTCATCGATACAATTACTTCCACCCGTCAGATCATGAATCTTCATCATCACGACACGGTGACTATCCTTCGGATGAAAATTGACGAGATAGACGCCCCTCCCGTATTCGATAATACACGGAAGAGAACAATGTGACACATGAAAAATCGGTCGTTTAGTTTTGAATTTTATAGCCATACTAACCCCTCAAAATACCGCCGCAAGAAGAATGAACATCATACCGAGAATCGGCTGACCCGCAACCACAAGCCCGACACCACACGCAACCAAAATCCAATCCAAGCCGCTCATTCTGATTCCTCCTTATGCTCTTTGATTGCGGATTTGACTACCTTAGTCAATTCTGGCATTTCAACACGCTTCCATTTTGAATCCTTGGGCAGAAACCAATTGTGAAGTTTGGCGATTGCCCGATGGATAGTGTATCCGATCATCACCGAGATCACCCCGATGGAGATCAGAATGAAAGTTATCGTGAATGGGATCAAGAATACAATCTTTACCAACATTTCATGGAATCGTTTAAACATATTACTTCCTTTTCAGTTTGTTTTTGATGGTTTCGTAAGTCCCGACGATAACGCCAATCAGGAACAGACCGACGATAGCGATAGCGAAAAACACCAGCCCCCAACCAATCACCCCGAAGAGGATTACGATTGACATGACTGTTACCAAGAACAGCCCGATTTCTTTGATGTAGTCAGTCATTATATTTCCACCGTTGGATAAGTCCAAGCCAAGTCCAAGAAGACCCGGCGAGTGTCATGACGAGCGAGATTAGATAAGCCCCGTCACCCAGCCCGGTCATAGCGGCAATGATGTACAAGGCGATGCCAATGAGTGTGACCACGACATCGATATGCGCTTGCCAGCCTCGTTTGAGGTAATTCATTCATTCGCCGCCTTTCAAAAGGAATTTGTTACTGATGGACTTGAAGGAATACGATCCATCCATCGCCTTGAATACCAGCCCTTCACGAATAGGATTCTTCAGGCTTGGTCCGTCAGCCATTGCAATCAGTTCGTCTTGGGTGTAATCCCTGAATGCATAGATAGGATCGTAAAACATCGTACTAGGAATGTCATAGGTCTTGATCAGTTCCATGAGACGCCCGGCAGGCAGATACTCAGCACGGTCGATGTCATAGATGGAGAACACCAACGATACTGGGCCTTCAATCTGTTCCCAAGACCTAACGATACCTTCACCGATGGTTTCCGCTTGTAGCGCAAGGTTCCAATCCAGATCACGACCAATCTGCGCCACGATTTCGAATAGATCACTGGCGATAGCGCCACGAACGAAATGGTTATCCGGGTCTTTATTAGGATCAAGAAGCAGATTTCGAGAACAGATTCCTACCTGTTCGGTTTCGCCTTCCTCGGGTTTGATGAAGTATCGCTCGTCCTTGACGTAATACACGGTCGTTGAACTGCCATCCAGTTTCAGCGTAGGGACAAACAGCGTATCACGATGTTGCTGAATTGTTATCGGTTTGACGTTTTGGATACGCGGCTCATCGGTTTTACTAATGAACCACGGGAAGTCACCTTTGGTATGTGATGGCTTCTTACCACGTAGAGGCTCAGGACGCTCATATTTGATGATATTGAGCGTTTCTGATACATCGGTATCCTCTTCTACCCCTTCGAGTTCAGGGAAGAGGGACAGGGGAAGAGCCAGCCCTTGGGATACCTGCCCACGAAGTTTCACCGTGCGCAAACGGAAGCCTTCGACACCATTCAGAGTCTTCGTTCCGCGTTGCATCAGAAAAGCGAACCGTTCATCGGAAGATGGAAGGAAGCTATCGATCTCGAAGAAGACAATCAGATCATCTTCCTTCATTTCATTCTTCTTTGCTACCACACGCCAACCACCCACCTTGACACATTCAATGGCATCAGCGCCTTCAATGGGAGTCACTTCGTCAACCCGACGAATCGTTGCCAGTTCTCGCATATTCTATTCTCCTTTAGTGTCCGTATCTTTCCAGTTCTACTGCTTTGAAATCAACCGTGTTGAGCCACTTCTTGTATCGACGTTTATTGTAAGACTTCCACTCACCGAAGTCTAATGAATCCATACCACAAAACAGTAATGCTTCTGCCTGACGACGTTTGGTGAGGCCATGAAGCCATTGACCATTATCATAGACCCAGCGCATGAACTCATAAGCGATTTCATCATCAGATGCCGATGCATTAACTTTTGACAGTAGAGTAGACTCCATCAGGGCATGACCGCCCAGATTGAAGGTCCAATCTGCCAGCGCATCGAACTGGTATTGGGTAATAGGAACAGAAACCGCTTCTCGAACATAATCCGCATGTTCATTGAGGTCTTGCTTGAGAAGCTGCAACGCCGTATCCATGTCGATCACCATACCCGGTGTGACATCTGATCCGGTGTGACCATAGCCGATTGTCCATACCCCACCAGTATCCTGATAGGCTTCGAGGACACAACCCTCGAACCGCTTGGTGATAAGAGGACATTCGTCAGACACCACGAGGTCTTTGGCGTTGTGAGTCGCTTTAATCGCATCCATTAGGTTAGGCATTTAGAAACTCCTTGAATTGCAATTGAACAAGACCCCAGCCATTGGCAGCAATGAAATCGGGATGGGGATCACTATTGTACTTGGTGTCGAAATAGACACAGTGCCAGTCGTTTTCCATTCCTGTTTTGATGTGACGGGCCGAATCGTCCACGAGCATCACGGGTCCACCTTGATATTCCTCAAAGACTTCGTATTTGGATGAGGCCACGGGAAGGACATGGATTTCATCGAATGCCCATTCACCAAAGACCCGGTTCAAATTCGCCACACGACGCTCTCTGGTGACTTCTGAATCACCGCAAGCCGTGACTGCCACTACGTTATCGAAAAGCCGTCTGGCAAGCTGTACGCCCTCTCTCGCCCCAGTCACAGGACCAATAAGACCGAAGGCATCGGAGTCGTTGAAATAGTGGTACATGGGGATAGCGACTTCGCTTTCATTGCGCTTCATCTCCCAAAATTCCATGCCCAGTCCAAAGAAACGATTGAACGCTTTTTCGTAATCTAACAGCACACCATCGACATCGAGAATCAGTGTATTCATATCAGAACCGTTTGAAGTGAGAGAAGACGCCACCCATGATGACGCTGTAAATGATGAAAAGGGAAAGGAAGAATCGAGTCATTCCTCCCCACTCGAAAGGATTCAGACTTAGACTCGTGAACGCACCGATTGTATAAGCAAGTGGCAGTGCAATGAGGGTGAACAGAACCAGAGGCTCTAAGAGGATTTCTTTCAGTTTGGATTTGGTGATCACTTTCTAGTTCTCCTTTATGGAAAAGGGGAACGTATCGTTCCCCTCTAATGGTTATACTGCCATGGTCAGCCGTGACTTGTCAATGGGCGGATGAGATTTGTAGGTCAGGTGGACATACGTTTCCCATGCGTTTTCATCACGATAAGGAGCCAGCACGCTTTCGATTCCCTGCGTCGGATCGTATTTGGGAACCCACATCGAGAAGACGGGTTGATCGAAGGCATCTCGATTAACGAGTTCTTCGGCGACTTCAATATGATTGGAATAGATATGAGCATCCCCAATCGAATGGGCCACTTCGCCGACCTTGAAACCAAGTGATTTGGCGACCAGTGTCAGGAAGAATGTCGCAAAACAGATGTTTGTCGGAACCCCGAGGATCATATCGGCACTGCGCTGATAGAACTTCAGATTGAGATATTCCCCGGTCACAACGAAATTGTACAATAAATGGCAATTATGATTGACTATGTTGTTCGCAGTGTACGTGTGATCAGTATCTACGCTAAGGTTATACACAAACCCATCGTGTTCATTCGACTTCTCGTGGGTAACTTTAGCCACCTTACACCACATCCCACTCTCATTATGGATGAAATTGAATGATCTTCGTTTTGTCTCATCAATCCTTACGGATATTGTATACGTGTCTCTTTGGTTGACAATTCTGCCCTCTATGATCGTAGTCTTTGGTCGAACTTGTTTACTGACCCGAGCCGATTTACCCATTTTAGTGAATAACCGTTGAACCCCGTATGCCAATGATGGCGATACCGTCGTTATCGAATACGAATTTCCTAGTATGCATCCATCTGCTGCGATATATCCTTCAAGGAAAGATTCAATTGCCCACTTAGGAGATTCTTCAACCCACGTAGGGATGAATTTCCCATGCGCTTTGCTCCCGAATTCTCTAAAGACAGTCGACCATCTACGAGAACTGAATTCCATAGCCACCATGGATTGTGTTCTATTCTTGACATAGAGATTAATAACACCACCAAACCTATTGATTATATCATTTTCTTTATGTAGAGGTATTGATATCGTTCCTCGGTCTGGCTTTGCTCCCTCTCGATTAGATGTCACATACCCATTACCTACGAAGTACCCAAGCATAAACCATTTCTCTTCGGAATCCAATCTAAATATTTCTTCCGTTCGTTCTGATTCTACCCCCCACGCTTTAGAATGTTTCTTGATTTCGAAAGAAGGAATATTTTCGTGTTCGCTTGCCCCTCTAACAAGCACAAAGTCACCTACGTTGATGGAAGAAGCCTTAACATATCCTTTGTCCTTGACCAGAAAGAGATGGTTTGGAGTACATGTCGTGTTTGGAATTCCCGTAGCTTTGATAGTTACAAAATCCCCGTCATAAGGGGTTTTCATCACATTGTAGACCTGATGATATTCGCCGGATGATGTTAAGACCGAATCACCTACCGAAATCGAATCGATGGCCTTATATTCCCCTGTAGCGAGAGCAACCTGTGTTCCCGCAACGAAACATGGAGGCAGAGCCATCTCTTTCAGATCGCCGGGATTCCAGAATGAGATTAGATGTCGCCTACCGTTAGGATTGTAATACAGTCCCTTGAACAGTTCTTCGAGTTGATCGACCCCATTGAAGTTGCGAATCTGATAGCCATAGCCGCGACCGATATGCCCTTCACGGATATGATACAGACCACGAGAATCAAGGAACTCCCGAGTGCTGTTTCCATTCCAGATGTTGATGTTTCGTTCATATAGCCAATCGACGTTGGTAATCCCGTTGAGCATCCACATCAGTTCATAGAATGCCGTGCGGGGGAAGACCTTGCGAATGGTTAGTGCCGGTAGTTTATATTCGTCAGCCACTTCATGACGCAGATCATCATTGAAGTTGACATCGAACATCTTTCGGGTTCCGACACCGGTTCTGTCATCAGAATCGTATCCATATTGAAGAATACGATTGAGTGCCGCTTGGTATTGAAGATCGTATGAACTCATCATTGCTCCTTTAGCCGTTGAGTTGTTTGAGGGTCATTTCTTTGGTCACAGTCATACCATTATCGTCTTCCACGATGACCGAGATCGTCACATCTCCGTTCTCGTCCCATTCGACCGAGGTATGACTGTTGACATATTCGCTGGCAAGTCCCAGTTCGGCAGCCGCCTCGTTGATCATGCTGTCCGAATATGCATTGATAACTTGTTTATCCATCACAATCTCCTTATGAATAATGTACCACCTTGTAATCGCCAAACGAAACTTCAAGTGGATACTTAGCCCGAAGGCGATCACGCACATGCCAAAGTGTCATAGGAATGGATTTTCGTTCACCATCCACTTCTTTTCTGATCGACCCATTAATGGTTGACAGATAGAAATCGGTGTAGATATCAGAGAACGCATCGTAAACCGATACGCCACCAAGCACCACGATAGCATCAAGCCGATTGTGCCATGCCAGAATGTGAGCCAGCTTGGCAGTCGATTCATGGTCATCGGGATCGTATTGATCCATTGCACGTCCAATAGCGGAGTTGTGCAACTCCGCTTCGTCAACCACAAAGGTCGTGTGGTTGTACAATTTGATTTCGTTGGGGGAAGTCACCAACGCCATGCAGGAATCACGACTCAACATGAATTGACAGTCGTTATACGTGTTCTCACCGCACACGTACAACACCCTCGAATAACCACGAAGGTGTTTCATGAGGAACTGCTTATCCAGTTCTTTCGTGAGCGGCTTGGCGAAGTAAGAAGTCTGCCGCATCCTACCATTGACTTCACCACAAATGACATCATCACTATCGACTGCCGCATACCCGATAATTCGCATTAGAGTCCTCGACTTAGGCTCATCGCCTGTTTCAGTTTGTCTTTACCCGACTTGGGCGTATCCTTAATCAAATCCTTTTTGGATGTTGATTTGGATGTCGTTTTCTTGGGGGTGTTGCTCGGACCCCCATTGTCCTTGTCTGCCTTACGCTTGTCAAGAGGGTTCTTTTGCTTAGGGATTAACGGTTCATCGGTAACCCGCAATGTCTTGGGACACCGATACAGGGTGATCACCTTGTGTTTGTTGTTGGAGTTACGGAGTTTGATCCCTTTGCACTGAAGCTGATCGTTTTCCAAGTCCTCTTCGGTAGCGACCAGTGCGAACGCCCCATCCGCGCCTTGCAGCTTGGACAGACCGCCTTGAACGTGCTGAGGTCCGATATCCGCCAGACCATAGCCATCACGGTTCATCTGTGCCGCCGTGAAGCCTCGCATTCCAAACTCATCCATAAGATCACGAATAGAATGCGTTTTGTGTTCATCGATATCATACTTGTTCATGTTCTTGGATTGAGCGGCACCCGTTCCAAAAATATCGATGTAGTCGATGATACAGACATCGGGATACTTGCCGTAGGTCATGTGGTATTCGAGTAGATGCGCCCGAAGGTCTTCTACTCCGAACTTGGTGTTAACCTTCTTGGTTGTAATCCTTCCATAATCTTCACGATTGGATTCCAGATAGTCAACGATCTCATCGACATCGGGTTCCTTGATAGGCGTTCCGGTAACGATAGAATCCAGACGCTTGCTATAGAGGTCTTCGTTCATCTCCACCGAATAGATCATCACGTCTTCTTTCTGTGATGAGAACCGTTCTGCCACGTTACCCAGCATGACAGACTTACCCACGGATGTGCCCGCAACGAAGAAGTACAATTCGCCGCGCCGCCATTCTTCGGCAATCTCATCGAGAGCCGGAATGCCCATCAGTTTCCCATCGACGTTAAGTTCTGAGCGTTCTCGACGTTCCCTCGGCGATTCAAATAGATCGGTACCCAGAACCTTGTCGATCTTGACCATCAGGGCATCCCTGACTAGGGTCTGTACCTGAGTCAAATCAACTTCGTCATCGTTGACCAGATCGGCACTTTTCAGGATAGCTTCGACCATTGCCTGTTTGGCACAGTGGTGTTCAATCTCATCCACCGCATACTGACGATCACTATCATCAACATCTCGGTATTTCAACGAGACGTTGGTTTCTGCCTCGATCAGATCGAAGTCGGGAATCTTGTGGTAGTTGCTAAAGTATTCGAGCGCATATTCGACAACCGCATCCAGCGGTCGTTCGAAGTATGATGGTTTCAGAACAGAATGGGCTTTAAGAAAGAGTTCCCTGTCGGACAGGGCATACTCAAGGGTAATCTTCTCTTTCTTGTTAATCGTGTCTGACATAGTTCTCCTTGTGACGTGTGTTAGGTATAGAATGGTGCCGTAGTTAGTCTCAGAAGCAATAGAGGTATTTTGCCAACGATACCATGTCTTCTTTCAACCGTCTCAGGCTGCCATTAAATGCCACAGTATCCATATAACAAGAAGCCCAGTATCCCATGATCGACAAGGTATGTCAACCATCGACTACTGGGTTAGGCATAGGCTCTGTCTGATCACATTGCGTAGGCAAAGCGTACCGATGCATCGATTGCTTCCAATGCATCGATTGCTATTTGTGTGGCGATATCATGCACCCTCACCTCATGCAGCTTTGACCATAGGGCGAGTTCGCACACCAACAAATCCCCATTTATGTTTTCACTACCAGAATAGATTATACCACGAGAGTTGATCGTTCTAATTCGTTTGGTAGCAGGATTGTAACCCCTCAACACAAATTTTGCTTTCCACGTCTTCTTATCCTCATCCTCATGATCGAAGACTTCTGTAGCAGTTTGCGTTGTCGGGATGCTGATGTGGAAATTCTCTCGATAGGCACTGAAAAGTTTTTCGCACTTTGAAAAGAACCCTTGTCGAATCATTTTAGATTGTTCGAGTCTGTATTCCACACGTTCAAGGTCTTCTAACACCTTCGTCTCAAGCGCCATGGCCAACGTGTCCAGTGGTTTGACTTGGGGGAAGTAAAGCAGTTCATTTTTGGTAGTCATTCTGAATCTCCTTTAGATGTTATAGAAAGCAATCAAATCCTTCATCTTAACAATCGTACTCGGATTGATAGTCGATGGTTCTATCGATTGAAAGTAGGTTTTGGTTTCAAAATATTCTGGGCGGTGATGGGTATCTATCATCGATTTAATTGTTCTCCCACCACGGATAACAATCATATAAGAAAGACAGTCCTCATTCTCAACAACGTCAGTAGCAACGATGACCCCACTCCCATCGATAAGTGCCCTAGCCACCAAGACGCTCTTCTCGACATCAGTCATCAACAGCGTTTCGAACGCCTTGTCGAAATCGTCTTTTATTATCGCAGCATAAACCGATTGCCTTTCTGATGTAGGTTCCATGTCTAATCCTCAAAGACGGTGCAACTTGACGAGTGTATCAAGGTCGAAATCGCTCCATGATTCAGGTAAGAAGGCAGCTATATACAGTTCGGTTGCCGACACGGGGGCATTGGGGAACATGATGCGGTCTATCTCATCACTTCGCTGAATGACATGGCGCAATATCTTGGCAGAGAACAGTTCACGGTCTATGATCTTCGGTTTGTTTGTGTTTATTGGGTCGAATGACGCAAGTTGATGGATGCCAACACTGAAAGACCCACAATCACAAAACGGATCGAACATGATAATCATCTTCATCCCGACCTGTCTTTCATGGATGCGGTCTAGGATATCGATTCCTAAACAATCATCCCAGAGAGAAGAGGATTGTGTAACGCCTATAACGTGATCTGGCTTATTGGTGCTGATAGTTAGGATGTCATTCATCGAGGAACATATCACGTCTCTTTCTTCGTCCGTCACAGAACACCTGATTATGTTATGCGCACGGTGAACACTTTTTGTGACGTGAACGGCTTCATCAGTAAAGATCATTTCTGCCTCCAAAGATCGTATCTAACTCGGATGTCGAGATAACTTTCAAATGTATTCTCATGGATCATCTCGGCGACAGCCATTACCCCGTACTTGATCACTGCGCTGTTCAAGTCTTTTTCCTTCCAAGGTGGAACACACATCTTCCACCCATAATCCTTGACTTGATCGATGAAATGGTTTCCAGTTCGATCAGGCAAGAAGATAACGTCTTTACCTTTCAAGAAGTAGGCTTGTTCTGGCGTGATGCTGCTTCTCATGACGGCACAGGTCATCGGAAAGCACTTGGCATCTAAGATGCCTTCCACCACGATAATACGTTCACCGGGAAACCGATCAGGGACATAGATCATGTGCGTGTTATCAGTTTCTGTTATGTACTTGACCCGACCCTTTGGATTGACAACCTGAAAGCCAATCAGCTTATCATAGTAATACGCAGGAATGGCAGTCAGCCCCTTGTAGGTGCCCTTCTCGATGTAAAGGATGTCATGGGTAGGCACTGCCCTACGGTCATAATGATCGAGCCAGAATGCCTGTTTCTGATCCGATACGGAATGCAATGGAACCCAACCATCCGGCATATTGATCTGTTTGTAATGATGCTTCTTGAACAGAGACTCATCCAGACTCTCTTCTAGGGCTTTCTTGAATGATGACTTGACCATCCGCAATTCAAGTGGAATTGAAACATGAATAGATTCCATGAGACGCCGGAACTTGCGAGATACTGGTTCACCTACGCGGTAAACACAAGTGGCATCACATGATCCACGAAAGCACTGAAATACACAGGTATCAGATTCAAACAAAAACCCCCCTGTTTTTCTATCCTGTTTTTTGCATATAGGACAGTTGGTAGCATAAAAGCCTGTTGCTTCTTGGGTAGTGAGTGAGCACGCCAGCATTATATCGTGTTTCATAGTTTCAAATGCATCGTTCATATAAGCGACTCCTTCGAATTGGTAGGCAGGTAAATATTGAGGATAGAGACGTTGCCGCTACCCAATCTAGTCATTTAAACAAACCTCGAAGGAGAAGTCAATGATCAGTGACACCATCCACCCGCACTATGGACAACTCATTTCTCGAAGTACCGCGAAAGAACGTGGAATACGCTATTACTTTACAGGAAACCCATGTGGTAACGGGCATATATCAATACGTTACGCTAGTAACGGGAAATGTCTCCGATGTCAACTTGTTTATGAGGTAGAGAAACACGATGAAATTAAAGCACGCGCCAAATCGTATCGAAAACGAAATGAAGAGAAGATTAAGGAATCTAAGCGTATCTATCGCAAAGAAAACCGTGATCTTATGAACGAGAAAGATAGATTGTATTATCAAGAGAACCGCGAATCCCGTTTAGAGTACCAAAAAGACTATTACCAACGCCATCAAGAAGAACGAATTGAGTATCAGAAGCAATATCAAGTTGATAATCGCAAGGAACGCAATGAGTACCATGCCCGGTGGCGGATAGAGAATATCGAAATCCGTAAACAGTGGTATGCTATGTATCGTACAAATAACATCAACAAGATACGACTTTGGACAAAAATATCAGCAGCTAAACGCCGTGCAGCTAAACTCAATCGTTCCTTTGAAGGTTTTGAAGATGAAATCAAATCCATCTATGCAGAAGCTACCAATCTTCGAGAACAAGGGTATGATGTTCATGTAGACCATATCATTCCACTTCAAGGGAAGTTGGTCAGCGGTCTTCATGTGCCATGGAATTTACAAATCATAGATGCCTCCACAAACCTAACCAAATCGAACAAGTTTGAACCTTATGTCGAAGTCTATACAAACGGCAATGGATAGCATAGAATCCGGTAGCTTCCTGAGATTGAAGCCCGGCAGCGATGACTATATCAGACTTGAGTTGTTCAAAGGAATCGTTCATAGGCGATATTGTACCGATTGGCGATGGATTGTCAAGTCATCATAGGTTGCGCATCCCTTGGACGTTGGTCACATACTCAACCAAGCCATCAGGATCATCATGATACTCAAGAATAGGATTGATAATGCATTTGACAACATCGTGGCTCTCCCTACCGTCATCGGATTCAATACTACTATTGATAGACATCAAATCATCAAGTGTTTGAAATGTAATGTTAGAGATAACCCAAATGCCATGCTGAGAGTTGGTGTATATGACGGCACAATCATGATAACTGACTCTGCCAGCAATTGCCCAGTGACCGTTCTTCAATTCACCTTCGGTCGATTTGATGCTATCTCCATCCATATAGTTAGTATCGAAACTTAACATCAGTTCGGTACTACTATTCTCTCGTCCGAGTATACCGATGGTGTCACGCCCGCGTTGGGCGATTAGACGCATATCACCGATGAACTTTATCCCATCGATCTCGTAAACAGACAATTCTCGGACGTGTCGTAATACCGCATAATGGGCTTCGCTTTCTGTTTCGTATTGTTTTAGAACCGGGTTCATAGTGACCTCATACCCAAGTGATTTACTATATGTTCACGGAACTTTCAGCATCTTTGGAGTTGGTTACCAGATCGATGACGCCCACTTCATCAAATGCAGATTCCAACACATAAGAAAAATGGAGTTCTTCACGTCTACTTCCATTCTTAATGACAAAGAAACTATCACCGAAGCCAAAAAGCCAAGCCGCAGTCAGGTGATTTCTATTCGATGTCGGCTCGACAACATCTAAGAGAAGATTGCACATTTCATACGATTTCTCATCTTCAAATAGATACTTAAAAGCCGATTTACGACCACCGCCTTCGTCAACGAAGATATGTATCCCGTCAGCAAAATCACCAATCTCTACCAACATTTCTGCATCTACAAATATCTTTGTATAACCTCTATGTTCAACCTTGTCCAACACACTGCGATGCCATTTTTCATACAGTCGATCTATTTCTGATTCACTGATGTCATACGAGTTCAATCCAACTTCCAGCAACAGCCTCATGGCGTCTCTGAAAGTAGTCGTTCGACGCACTTCTGTGATAATTGGCATTGTATTCCCCTTACAAAGACAAGAACGCCAGTATCTCTTTCATATCCACGGGGTCGTAAATAGACTCCATGACGGCGAGTTCCTTAGCCTGAAGATAGGTTACCTCACTGAGAATGATATGTCCATGGGTTCCTCGATGGCAGAAGAACCACCGGAAATTGACCGTCTCGTTATCTACCTTCATTAACACCCTAGATAGAATCTCATTCAGGTCGCCAGTCACGCGGCGAATAACCTTTCGCCCACTCAGTATCAAATCAACGCTGCTAGTTGAAGATGAAAGGGAAATAGGAACAGAATCAGTCATTATGAAGGTCTGTTTGAACATCACCTGTTCCTATAATGCTCTGAAACTACAGATATTATTGATCGATGCTTTAAGCATTTCCTCGTTCTCGGATTCCTCGGTGATCTGTTGTAACATTGTAAGACCTTCATCAACAGTCTCATCTAACATATATGGCAGATGGCGAACCGTATCATCCCCGTCAATGGGTGTTGATTTGAGAACATAGTAGGGAGTAGATTCGAATTTTATCATCCAAGCGGGCTGATTGTAATCAGGGTGTACCGTGAAAATCTCTATCATAACTTGCCCCAGAAGCATTAATGGGAAGTCTTTCCTCGCAACTCCATCGAATCCCAAATGTCGAACCCCTCTTGAGCCTTTTGCACGTTCGTCTATATCGATAGACCCTTCTTTCAAATAGGTTTTATCATGGAAGACGTGATAGAAGAAGTCGGTGGGCAACGACTCCCTATTCAACAGTGTTTCATGGAATATCATATCAACGAAGTTCAACACCATAGCGCGCTTGATACCCTGATTATAACGCTTTTCAACATACATTCTCCAACAGCGAAACATGGAAGCGGCAAATTTGGATTCATCGTCAACACCCAAAAGACTAGCACAGAACCCGACGAAAGCTGATTCCGTTTCATCGTACCTCTTAACAGATTCGATCATCATGAAGACTCTCCTATCCATCAATCACAGATGTTTCATTGAAATCATATTGTTAAGATCATCTTTCATTTCTTCTGATCCAATCTCTTTACTGAGAATTTCTCTAAGTTCCTCTTCACCAACAACATATTTCAAATGACTATAAAACTCATCAGTGATAGGTGTGACGAGATAAAATCCCTTTTGGTTGGCTATTAACCAAACAATCGGGCTGTCTATTGGCTCACCTACCCTATGATGTTTTGATCGAAAGCGAGGCGAAATACCATATAACATCAAAAAATCACCACCATAAGGAGGTTCATAACCAAACAAAATACTGTCTCCTGATGATCCTGTCACCGCTTCATCGATTCTTATAAAACTGTTTCCAGCATTATCCCCATAAATATCATACAATAGACTACGCTCCCCAGCATAATCATACAGAGCACTTAATTTGAAATCTACATAGAAACCTTCTTGGTGTGCCTTAGTACCGACGTGGTTAACCCATTCCTCATAGAGAGAACGAGCCAGTGGGGAATCTATATCCACACGAATGATGCTCGCACAGAAAGATAACATTGCTTCTTCTTTGTCGGTGAAGTGTTCAACTGATTCGATTATCATTTTCATTGTTCCTTACAATTCGCTTATAAATACACTGCAAAACGAGGTCACTATGCAAGAAGCCCTACTTGATGTAATCCAAACACAAGACATTTACTACAAAGGAATCGTTGACTTCTGCACCAAGAAGCAGGTCATCTTTTACGATTTCGGTTCCAATCATAATGCCCCCGAACTGCTGGCGATTGCTATCCATTGGAAGATGGAGTATCCGATGCTGCGCTTCTCGGTGTTCAAAGCCAAGTTCTACCCGCATGTTGCCATCCAGCCCCCGGTGGTCATTGCTAAGAAGGCTATCACAGATAGCTACAAAGAACTAGGTCAAACTTCCTTTGAGAGAAAGACCAAACGCATCACCTCTTCTTGACATCCTCCCCGCCCTAAAGGACGGGGATTCCCACTTCTGGACGCTCATGCCCGAGCGCAAGACTGAGGATATTCCGGGCCGCGTTCACGTCCCGGTCGTGGAGCACACCACACTCCGCGCATTCCCTTCGCGAGTTCACGTCCATGTGTCCCTCTTGCATACATGGTAAGCCGTTGCGGCGCTCACTCCGAATTTACGCCCTAATTCTTTGAAGCTTAATTCGGTTGATTGTCTAATGGAGCGTAACTCGTCTGCCTTGGCCGCTGTGAGTTTCTTGGCTCTTTTGCTGTTTTTCGTACCACTAAATACACCAGAGTTAGCC